GCGGAGAGACAGGCACTAATAACTTGTATATCATAGAATATCATACAATGCCAAAATCCTTGTCGCTTAAATGAATTTTCTTGTTCGCCCAAAATGGTGATATTCTACAATACCACACAATCCCATGAAAATGCCCAAAAATCGTGTACAAAATCGTGTACGCGGCAAAGCCGGGCAATTCGTGTACATTACAGACCGTCAAACCTTGACATTGCCTTTGCTTTCAATTCATCTACTATCTTGACGTAAGGTTTCATTGCCGAAAAGTCATTGTGACCCGTCCATTTCATAATCACTTCACTTGGAATGCCAAGTTGCAAGGCGGTGACAACAAACGTGCGCCGTCCGCAATGTGTGGTCAGTAAAGCCCATTTGGGGAACACTTCTTCATGTCGGACACCGCCTTGAAAATAGACAATGCGTGTCGGTTCATCAATGCCGCACACTTGCCCAAGAATCTTCAAGCGGGCATTCATCTTCACATTCGATATGATGGGCAACGCCAAATCCTTTGGAAATTTCATGTCCTTGTATTTGTCAAGAATGGCTTGCGAATGCTTGTTCAGTTCAATGCGCAATCCGTCCACCGTCTTTTTGGTCACAACGACAATGAAGCCGTCTTTGATGTCCGACCGCTTCAATTTCGCAACGTCCGAATACCGCAATCCCGTGAAGCAGCAAAACAAGAACACATCCCGGACACGTTCAAGCGCGGCTTGCATGGGCAAGAACTGGTGGTTTTCCAAGATTTTGATTTCGTCTTGGGTCAAGTATATTATTTCCTTTGAATTGCCGTCCGTGCCTTTCAACTTCGGTTTGAACGTGTCTTGCATATCACCATTGTAATACCCTTTTTTGTGCGCCCAACGCAAAAACCAACGGACAAAGGCAAGGTTCTTGGCAATGGTCGTGTTCCGCAATCCTTTCTTTTCCAAATAAGAAAGGTATGCTTGCATCTTCGATTCATTTATGCCCGGAAATGATAAGTTCGGGTCGAAATCGTGAAGATGGCTTTTGATTGCCGCGAATTTCTCAAATGTCGATTTAGTCCATTGGTTTTGCATCCCCATTGTTTCGGTGAACAAGTCGAACACTTGAAACAAATCCAAGTTCGGGTCTGCAAGGCTTTCATTTGTCTTGGTCTTGCGTCCGACCATATCATTGAACAAATCCTTGATTTCGCCCAATGTCGGAACACGCTTTTCAAGCAATTCATATCTTGCGAACACTTCATTCATTATCGCTTTCCATTCGTCAATGGTGCGGTTGATGTCAGCCGCCCCGATTGCCGATTTCAAGGCACATTGGTCGTCCGCATCCCAATCTTTCAAGTCTATGTTATGCCCGGTTGGGAAATCAAGCGGTCTTTGCCCCCGCAATGTCACACGCATTCGGATGGATAGATTTTGCGTGTCACCCGCCTTGCGCTTGTGAAGCAAGAATTTTATGCCTTTCTGAATGTGCATTATTTGTCCGATTTAAGCATTTTACCCCGACCAAGCAACAACCATTCAGCCGAAACGCCAAAGTCCGTGCAAATGGCTGAAAGCGCATCCAAATCAATCATTTTGTAAGTCGTTTCATCCAAAGGCTTGTCAAGGGTGTTTTTTATGCGTGAATACTTGGTGCGATTCAACTTGTGTTCATCGCAAAAGCCTTTCAACCCGGTTATCTTGCCTAACGAGATAGCCAAGTCCAATGCTTCAAAGAAACGGCGTTGGATTGCCAATGCTTGTGGGTTGATGCTCTTTTTCATTGTTGCGTGATTTGTGTAAATGAAAGACTATCAATCACCAATGTTCCCAAGTCAATGAAAGGTTTGTCGCCAAAGGCAGAAACGCCCACACTTGGATAATCGACAAGGCATTTGCCACTTGGCAACTTAAACCCGGTTTCTTCTGTGTTGTTTGCAAAATCACGGAAGATACCTTTTATATGGTATAAGGAATCATCAACAAGCATTGCAACCTTGTCTTTTTCCATTATAGCAAACACCTGAAATGTGGTTTCGTATTTGTCGGACAATTTGCATTTTGAAGTCACATTGCCAAATCCGAATTTCACAACGTATTTTTCATTGTCTGTTTCAAGCGTTTGTGGATAGCCCAAGCACATTTCATATTGAAATGGTAAATCCTCAATATAGGGTAAATGTTGCCCCCGGAAACATTGAAACTTTGATTTCAAGGTGTCCGCAAGAATAGACCTTGCAACATCATTATTGTTCGCATTCGGTTGGGCTTGCAAGCAAGAATCCAACATTTCGCGTAAGGCATATTTTTCTTGTTGTTGAACTTGCTTATTTGTGTTATTCACACACCCGGCAAATAGAAAGCAAAACACAATGAATGTTATATTTTTGATTGTTCCCATTGTTTCATCTTCTTGTTATATTCAATAATCATGTTGTCGAATTGGTCTTTGTTCACGGTCGTATATTCTTCACCTTGCAGGCTTGCCAATTCAAGTGCATCAAAGATTTCTTGCGGCATGACCGAATAATAAGACGGGTTGCCGTAATAGTTATTGACCTTGATTCTTATCGTTTCCATATCATTGTCCTTTCGTTAAGTTCCCTATTATTTCCAACAGCTTGTCAATGTGTTCTTGCGCCTTTGCCAAAGATTGTTCTTTGCTTGCAAGGATTTCCAACAATTTATCGGTGTTAGTCTTGTGAACCGTCACATTGTTGCCGTTGATATTATCGCCATGAATGTTTTGTTGTTCGCCCCCGGCGTATTTTTGCGGCTTCAAAGCCAATTCACGCAATAATCCGTATTTTGAAGTGGAAATCGGCTTGCCCGCTTCCCAATTTTGGACGGTTTTTGTATCAACTCCAAGTTTTTTGGCAAATTCAACTTGGGTAAGTCCTAATTCTTTGCGTATTTTCTTAATATCAAAGTCGCACATTTTCAATCAGTTATAAAAAATCTTCATTTTGAACACGAAATTTTCCGTGTTTATTGCTTGTTTTTACGGAATAATCCGTATCTTTGCAAACGTAAAGTTCCACAATGCAAAGGTAAAGCATTAAGGAGCGTTTGCAAATAGCAAAATTACGTCATTTTTTGCGGAATGCCAAAAGCAAACCCGAAAAGTTGCGGTTTTGAAACACATTTAATTTCAAACATATATGAGTAAAGAACAATTTTCATTCAACAAAGGATGGTCGCAAGTCAAGAACGGCGACATTTCCGAATGCCGGGCAAAATTGATGGCGGCTTTGAATATCAATACCCGAATGGCATTCTTAAACAGATTGAAAGGTGAGGTCGAACCCAAAGTTTCGGAAGCAAGAGCAATCGAAGCCGTGTTTGCCGAATATGGGATTAAGGATGTTTGGGGAATGTAGTATGGAAGCAAAAAGCCTGACCAAGCGTGAAGCCGAAATTGCGGAGTTATTCGCATGGGGCGCAAGCAAGAAAGACATTGCGGAACGCCTTTTCATTTCGGAACGGACGGTGGAAAATCATGCCCGGAACATATACGAGAAAACCGGGTGTTCCAAAGTCAATGAGTTATCCGCATGGTGGTTTTGCACGAAATTCCACATTTCCTTTGACTTGTCACCCTTGAAACGCAAGGTTATCGCAACAACGCTTGTCGCCTTATTGATGCCGCAAATCTTCAATTTCGACAATGTGGCAATCAGGGTGCGCACAAGGAACACTTGCCGGACGGTTCGGGTGATAAGGTCAAGAAGAAAGTTTGAAGATGACTTTGCAACGGTCGAATTTTAACAACTAAAAATTTCGCAACAATGAAAGAAGAAACAAAAAAACAAGTCAGAATCGCCATTGTCGGGTTGTTCGGTGTCCTTGCGTTGATATGCGCAACATCCGAACCGATAAACCAAGACACATGGTTTAAGGACTTCTTTATCAGCAAGTCGATTGCCGCCCTTTTCGGGTATATCGCATACAGGCTTGCGAAGTATTGGGAATCAAAAGGGCTATTGCCTGAAATGGATGATGATGTATGATAAAAATTGACCCAAATACAAGGATTATCGACTTGACGGTTGGTGAACTAATGGAGTTGATAGAAGCCGCCCAAACGGAGAAAACAACGCCACAAGCCCCGACCGCACCCGAAAAACGGTTTGTCTATGGCATAGCCGGGATTGCCCAAGTGTTCAATTGCAGTATGACAACGGCAAACAGAATCAAGGCAAGCGGACGGATAGACCGGGCAATCATGCAGAACGGGCGCATTATAGTTGTCGATGCCGACCTTGCTTTGGAACTATACAATAACAATAAATAATACGCAACAATGAAACAGGTAACATTAAAATCCCTAACCCTTTGCAATTTCAAGGGTGAAAAGGAACGGACAACAAATTTCAACCCGGACGTAACCACCATTTCGGGCGGCAACGGGCTGGGCAAGTCAAGGCATTTCGATGCTTTCATTTGGTTGCTTTTCGGCAAAGATTCCAAAGACCGAAAAGACTACGAAATCAAGACCCGTGTTGATGGCAAGGAATTGCACAATGTAGAATGCAGCGTTTCGGGTGTCATTACCGTTGATGGCGAGGAAATCAGCTTGAAACGTGCCTATATCGAAGATTGGGTAAAACCCCGTGGGCAAGTCGAAAGAGTGTTCAAGGGCAACCACACCGAATGTTGGTGGAATGATACCCCCGTCAATGTCGGTGAATACTCAAAGAGGATTGAAGCAATCATTGATTCATCCGTGTTCAAGATGATAACCAACCCGGCATTCTTTGTCAATATGCCGTGGAAGCTGCAAAGGGAACAACTTTTTCAGCTTGCGGGAACAATCACGGATGCCGAAATCGCTTCAATGAAGCCCGAATTTGCCCTTTTGCTTGACAAGATAAGCGGTAAGTCCCTTTCGGACTTCAAAGCCGAAATTTCGGCACGGAAGAAGCGTTTGAAAGATGATTTGGCACAAGTCCAACCAAGGATTGACCAAACTTATAAGATGATGCCCGAAAATGAGGATTTCAACGCCCTTGAAGTGCAAATCCAAGTCATTGACGATGAAATCAAGGACATTGACAAGGCAATCAGTGATGCAACCGCCGCAATCCGCAAGGAATATGAAGCGGAACAGGAAAAGCAAAAGGCGGTGAATACCTTGAAATCAGAGTGCCAACAAATCATTTTCAAGGCAAAGCAGGAAGCACAGGAAGCCGCATTTGAAGCCAATGCCCGCCGCCGTGAATTGGAAAGCAATATCAAGGCAAAGGAAAGGGAATTGGCGACCACCAAGCGTGAATTATCTTCTTCACAAAAGGAGCAAGAACGGCTTGAAAAAGAGATTGAAAAATTGAGGTCGGAGCAAGACACCTTGCGCAAGCGTTGGTTTGAGGAAAACGGCAAAGTCTATGAGGGTGAAACCACTTGCCCCCATTGCAAGCAGGAATTGCCCGCCGCAATGATTGAACAGGCAAGGGATGTTTTCACAAAAGCACAAGCCGACAAATGCAATGAGATAACCGCCAAGGGAAAGGGAATTGGCGAAAGAATCAAGGAACTTGAAAAGGAAATCGAGGATGTGAAAAAGGACATTGAAACATCCAACGCAAGTGTTGTTTCCATCCAAGCAGCCATTGACGCATTGAAAGCCGAATTTGTGTCTTTGCCGCTTGTTGATGCCGCCGCCGTTGTTCCTGAATCAATCCCGGAATGGGTCGAAAAGCAAGCGGAAATCAAGGAAATTGAAGCCACCATCAAAACGGAACAAGCAAGTTCCGCCGACACGAACAAGGCGCAAGAAAGAAAGTCAGAGTTGAACAAGACCCGTGATGAACTGAAAAAGCGTCTTGCCAACCGTGACACAATCAGGCGTTACGAAGATGAAATCAAAGACCTTGAAAAGAAAGGCAAAGACCTTGCCCAACAAATCGCCGATGCTGAAAAAGAGGAATACACGGTTGAGCAATTCACCAAGACCAAGATTGATGAATGCGAAAGCCGCATAAATGGGATGTTCAAACACGTGTCTTTCCGCTTGTTTGATTACACCATTGAAAACAATGCCGTTGAAACGTGCATTCCGTTGGTTGATGGTGTTCCATTCCCAAGCGCGAACACGGCGGGGCAAATGAATGCCGGGCTTGACATTATCAACACGTTGTGCAAGTTCTATGGTGTTTGCGCCCCGATATTCATTGATAACCGTGAATCGGTCAATGATATTATCGAAACAGAAAGTCAGATTATCAACCTTGTTGTCAATAAGGACAACTTTTTAACAATCAAATAAATAACGCAACAATGGAAAAGAAAATCGAGAAAGGCGAATTTATTTCACAGGTGGAAGCATTCGCACGTATGATGTCAGAAATGACAAGTGAAAAGGACGGTGTAAAGCGCGGTCTTGTAATCCTTGCATCCGAATCCGTGGAAAGTGAGGATGGAACAAAACAAATCGTGGCGGTCATGGGTCACGGTGGAAAAGTCGTTGAATCAATCGCCGCATTAGTCTTGCAGGAAAAAGGCAAGGAACTTATCACGGCGGGAGTAAAAGAAGCCGCCTTGAAAGAACTTATTGAAAAAATCGGGGGGGTATCTAACACTATTCATTAACAAGTAAAACAAAATGGATATGAACGAAATTCAGAAAACAGAAAAGCAGGGGCAAGCATTGACGGTTGCCGCCCCCGTGCAAGTCGGGTTCAACTTCTTTGACCCGGTGCAATTTGAAACAATGCAACGTGTGTGCAAGATGTTCGCAAGTTCGGAACTTGTGCCGGATATGTACAAGGTAACGGATAAAAACCCAATTGAAAAGGCGATGGCAAATTGCATGATTGCCATTGAGATTGCCCAACGTATCGGCGCAAGCCCATTGATGGTCATGCAAAACATGGTGCCGATTTATGGCAAGCCGTCTTGGTCGTCAAAATTCCTTGTGGCAACCGTGAACACTTGCGGACGCTTCAAGCCATTAAAATACCGCTTCACCGAAAAAGGTATGCTTGGCATGGTGGATTATGTCGAGTACACGAAAGTATGGGTGAATGGTCAAAACGGACGGGGCTATTATAAGAATGAAGCCACGACCAAGCAATTTGACGGGCGCAAGATGATGGATATTGAATGTGTCGCCTATACGAGCGCAAAGGGTTCGGATGAAGTTTTGGAAAGTTCGCCCGTGTCAATCCGCCTTGCAATCCAAGAGGGGTGGTTTACAAAGAACGGTTCAAAATGGCAGACCATGACCAAACAGATGCTTATGTACCGTGCGGCTTCATTCTGGACGAGTGCTTATGCCCCCGAATTGTCAATGGGTATGCGCACCGTTGAGGAATACCAAGATATTATTGATGTCGATTATCAAGAAGTCGGGGCGGAAGTTGAAGCTGAAAAGCACGACAATGCCAACAAGGTGCAAATTGGGGTAGATTTGGCGCAAGGCAGCGACAAGACCACAACGACAATAATTGACCCGGAAACGGGCGAAATCAAGGATGTTGAGGATGCAAAGCCCGCGCCCGCAAAAGAAGATGTGGCGCAATCACCGACACCACAACCCCAACCCGGTTTCTAACAAACAATCAAAATCCGAAAGGCTATGGAATTGAAAATTTTGGGTTCAAGTTCAAAGGGTAATTGCTACTTGCTTGACAACGGCAAGGATTGCTTGATGATAGAATGCGGCATTCCTTTCAAGGACGTGCAAAAGGCGGTCAATTTCGACATTTCCCGCATTGCTGGTGTAATCATATCACACGAGCATGGCGACCATGCCAAACACGTTGGAAAGTGCCTTGAAGCGCAAATCCCATGCTATATGTCGCAAGGCACGAAAGACGCATTGCATTTGCCGCAAACCCGGCTTGTCCGTGTGATGGAAGAATTGAAAGTGTACGAAATCGGCAATTTCAAGGTGCAACCATTCGCGACCCAACATGATGCCAATGAGCCTTTCGGATTCTTGATTTACCACAAGGAATGCGGCATGGTCTTGTTCGCTACCGATACATATTACTTGCATTACACCTTTCAAGGGTTGAACAACATCTTGATTGAATGCAATTACCGTCAAGACATATTGGATGCCAATGTTGAAGCGGGCAAATTGCCGATGGCGTTACGGGCAAGGACAATGAAAAGCCATTGCAGCTTTGACACTTGCCGGGAAACGTTGCTTGCAAATGACTTGTCAGGCGTGAACAACATTGTCTTGATACACCTATCGGATGGCAATGCGAATGCAAAAGAGTTCAAGCAAGGAATTGAAGAAGCAACGGGCAAGACCACCCACATTGCGGAAAGTGGAATGACAATTTCAAATTTCAATAAATCACCGTTTTAATTTTCAGAGTATGAAAAAGTTTCTTTTAAGACAAAAAGGCATTGAAAAAGCCATTGGAAAGTTTGATTCAAAGGTTGAAGCCGTTGATGTGATGGATAGTTACATTGAGGACAACAACGAAGATTTGGATTCAGACGATGAGGGGTATTTGACCCCGTTTGATTTCACCCTTGAAGAAATCGAGGATAAGGAAATCAACGAATTTGTGACCAACTATGAGGAAGCCCGGAAGTATCTTGGCGGCAAGCCGAATGCGGATTTTTCCGTAACAAAGAAGCTGCAATCGAACAATTCCTTGGATTTGTCCGGCGTTGCCCACTTGGTTGATGAAATGAATCCGCGACACCTCAAAGCCCTTTCCGCATTGAACAAGTTGTTCACCATTGCGGAAGCATGGAACAAGGCGGATGATTTCGTGCCGGATTTCAGCAATGCAAGCCAATACAAGTATTATCCTTGGTTTGTCTATGACAAGGATACTGCGGGGTTCGTGTTTGCGTATACGACTTACGCGGCTACGTATACTTATGCGTCTTTCGGTTCTCGGCTTTGCTTCAAAACCGCAAATCGCGCCCGTCAATTCGGTGAAATGTTCGCCGACTTGTACAATGATGTTTTTCTTTTCAAGTAATCAATGTTTCATAGTAAAACGAATTAGGTATGGATAAAGAACTTGGGCAAGAATACAAGAACCCGATTCAACGTGAAGCATTCTTGAAAGACAATTGCGATGGTTGCGAACAAAAGGGCTACATGAAGCCATACAGCCCGGAAGAATTGCAAGGGCATAAAGAAAAACTTGCCAACGTGTCGATTGAGATTGAAGAACTTGAAAACGAGAAGAAAGAAGCGATGGAAATTTTCAAGGGCAAGTTGAAGCCCTTGCAGGAACAGCGCAAACAGATGGTTTCCAATATCAAGGCAAAGGCGGAATATGTGACCGAAATATGTTACAGGTTCACCGACCAAGAAACAAAGGAAACCGGGTACTACAACAAGGACGGCAAATTGGTTGAGAGCCGCCCGGCGACCGCTGATGAATTGCAACCGACAATCTTTGGCGTGGTTCGCAACCTCAATCAACCAACAGGAACGGACAATTAACAACTTAAACTTTTTGAATCATGGATAATGAAAAATTGCAAATCAACCTTGCGCCCGGAATGAGCAAAGCGGAACTTGTCATTCGTGAGGGTGCAGCACCCAAAGAACTTGAACCCAAAGCCCCCGTCAAAACCAACTTGAAAGGCGTAATCGGGGCGGTCGTTGAATACCTCAAAAAGAGAATCAACGCCGGGCAATTTGAACAAAAGGATTGCCACATTCTTGTGAACCGTGACACAATCGAAATCACCTTGATAACGAATGAAGCGGATGAATACAGGCGTGGCGAAATCATGGGTAAATTGAGTTACAACCCCAAGTTCATTGAATTTGGCATTAACGCCAACAAGGTGTGGACACCAACGGAACTTGGCTTGTTTATCAAGATGAACCGGGCATTCTTTGCTGACCGTAACGAAAACATGAAGTTAGTGTCAAGCCTGATGAACTTCACCGCCGATGTGAACAACAAGATTGAAAGGGCGGTCAAGGAAAACGGCAACCGCACGGACAATTTCGCCCAAGTGGTAAATTCTAACTTGCCCGATTCGTTCACCATCCAAATGCCCATCTTCAAGGGTATGCAGCCCGAAACAATAGAGGTGGAAACATTCGCACAGGTGAACGGGCGTGAAGTCGCCTTTGTCTTGTTGTCGCCGGGCGCACAAGTAACGCTTGAAGATTTGCGCGACAAGGTGATTGATGAACAATTGGAGCAAATAAGGGAGATTGCGCCGGAAATCGCAATCATTGAAGTTTAACCGAATGCCCCCGGCTTGCTTTGTCGGGTCGGGGGCTTTAATTGTCGCAACAATGAATAAGGATTTGAAAATAACATTGGAATCCCTTGTGGCAAGGTACAACACAACGGCATTCATGGATAATGACCCAGTGTTGTTTCCGCGTTGCTTCTTGGGCAAGTCCAAACAAGATATTGAAATCGCCGCATTCCTTGCTTCAACAATCGCTTGGGGCAACAGGAAGCAGATAATGAACGGTTGCCGGAAGATGCTTTTTGACATTATGGATGGCAAGCCTTATGATTTCGTGATGCAATACAAATGGGAACAAATAGACCCCGAATGCAGCATTCACCGCACGTTCTTTGGACGTGATTTGGCGTATATGTGCAAGGGGTTGCATTCCATATTCATTGAAAGTTATTCGTTTGAATATGTGTTCACCCAAAGCGGTTGCGATGTTTGGAAAGGCTTTGAAACATTGCGTGAAATGTTTGCCAAAGCCAATGGTGGCGAATACTCAAAGCATCTTTCCAACCCGACACCCAACAGACACAAGGGCGGTTCGGCTTGCAAACGCTTGAACCTGATGTTGCGTTGGTTATGCCGACAAGATGGCATTGTTGATTTGGGCATTTGGCACGAATTGACACCCGACAAGCTGATGATACCCCTTGATGTTCATGTCGCCCGTGTGGGGCGTGAATTGGGCTTGATTACACGGCAAGGCAACGACCGCAAGACCGTTGAGGAATTGACCCGTAATTTGGCGGTTTTCGACCCCAAAGACCCTTGCAAGTATGACTTTGCGTTATTCGGTATCGGTGAATCACAAAAACACGTCAAACGATGAAAGGAGCATTTTATTTTCCACATGATTACAATGCAAGGAATGACCCCAAAATCATAAAATTGATGCGTGTTCATGGTCTTGCCGGGGTCGGGGCATTTTGGTGTATTGTAGAACAATTATATCAGAATGACGGAACGTTACCTTTGGAAGAATGCGAAAGCATTGCATTTGCATTACACGTGGATATAAATTGCATTACAAGTGTTGTGCAAGACTTTGGATTGTTCCACAATGACGGCACGTGTTTTTGGTCTGATAGTGTCAATAAACGCATAAATCGCCGCCAAGAGATTGCAGAAAGCCGCAAAAAAGCCGCTGAAACACGTTGGAAAAATGCAAATGCACAGCAAGAGCAATGCAATGAAATTGACTTAAATAATAAATATATAAATAATAATTCTTCTTGTCTTAACAGACAAGAGAGTGAAACCACGGTTTCACCCAAAGTCGATTTTGACAAGATTATCAATTTATATCATTCAATATGTAAGTCATATCCACGTATTCTAAAATTGTCAGATGCCCGAAAGCGAAAAGTTACAATCCGATTTAAGGATGAAATGAAAGGTGATTTCAAATTGCTTGAAACATTGTTTGTCAAAATGGAAGAATCAAAGTTTTTGCGTGGCGACAATCAAAGAGGGTGGAAAGCAACATTTGATTGGCTTTTTTCCAACGATAAAAATTGGGTTAAGGTTGCAGAGGGTAATTATGACAACAGGGAAAACAACAAAAAAGACAGCGTTAAATTTTGCAATGAAGAATGGAAATAAAAGACGCAAAAGATAAGAAGATACAAATGCCAAGCATTAAACAAGTGCTTGAAATGGTTGGGCGGCGTGGCTTCTTTGTCGGCATTACCCGTTACCAATACTTGCAATATGATGTCGAAGAAGCCTTGAAGATTGTTGAAGCAATTGGCAAAAGTCGGAATCCCAAATTCGTAATTGACGATGAAAACCGCTTCACATACGAAAATTTCATCAAATGGTGTCATTGTGACCCATCAATGCAAAGCCTTGACCCTGATACAAGGCAAGTTGTTCCGGGGCGTTTGAAACGGGGTATCTACATTGCCGGAAATACAGGAACGGGCAAATCTTGGTGTCTTGAAATCATGCAAGCATATAGCGCGGTAATGGGGTTTAAGGTGTCTTTTATAGACGATATAACCCCACGTCCTTTGCGTTGGGGGGCATTTAGAGCTGATGAAATTTGTGATAAGTTCGTTGAAGATGGAAATATACAGACGTTCAAAACACGCAATATCCTTGCCATTCAAGATTTTGGCAACGAGCCGGAAGAATCGGTATATATGGGCAACCGTCTTGACGTACTGCGTTATATCATTGAATACAGGGGCGACAAGATGGACGAATTAACGCTTATCACTTCAAATATGAAAATCAATGGTGAAGCCTTGAATAACAGATATGGTTCAAAGGTTTCAAGTCGATTGGTTGAAATGTGCAATTATTTTGAAATCAAAGGAAAAGACAGACGTAAAATTTAACAACTATGATAACCAAAGAAACAGCAAGGCAAATTTACAATTGCCACCAACAGATTGAAGAAATCGGAAAAATCAAGTCCGAAATGTGCGAGGAAGTCGAAAAAGCGCGTGAACGTGCGGCAAAAGACCACCGCCCCATTGCCGAAAATGAATCAAGTTTCGGCAAATATGGAAAGGGAATGCAATTGGGTGTTCCTGACGGTATATGTTCATCAATGCGCATTTTCAACATTTCGCCCGAAATCGCCATTCAGGTAATGGATGAACAAGTGGAAGTGCTGAAAAAGCGACTTCAAGAACTCAAAGCAATTGCAAAAATAGAACTTGAAGCAAATGACAAATGAAGAATTGAAAGAAGCATTGGGCGATGATTTATGTGATTATTGCCCGTGGAAAAACGGCGAAATCGACCACCGATGCGATAGTCTTTGCGAGGGATTATATTGCGATGATGCGTTGGTCGTTTTCTTGGACGAAAACCAAGATTATTTTGATGATGATGCGGAATAAATAACTAATAACGATATAACAATGGACGGTATTATCATTCAACAAGATGCGGTCTATAAGACCGAAAAAGGAACACCCGTAACCGATTCTTTGAAAGTCGCACAGGTGTTCGGCAAGCAACACCGCAATGTGTTGCAGTCAATACGAAATCTAATTGCGACGGCTGAAAATTCAGCAGTCCGCAAATGGTTTTGTGAATCAAGGTACTATAACGAGCAAAACAAGCCGCAACCGATGTTTATAATGACCCGTGACGGCTTTTCTTTGCTTGCAATGGGCTTGACGGGTGCAAAAGCAATGCAATTCAAGGTCGCATTCATTGAACAATTCAACGCAATGGAAAAGGTTGTCAGGCAAGCGGCGCAACCGGCCACCACCCCGGCGATACCCCAATCATTTGCGGAAGCATTACGCCTTGCAGCGGCACAGGCGGAACAAATCGAGCGGCAGCAAAAGCAGATTGAAGCCGATGCGCCCCGTGTCCTATTCTCACAAGCGGTTGAAACCGCTAAACAATCCGTGCTTATCGGTGAACTTGCCAAGATAATATGCCAAAACGGGGTTCAAACGGGCGAAAAGCGGCTTTTCGCTTGGATGCGCGAAAATGGTTACTTGTGCCAACATGGGGAAAGATACAATCAACCGACCCAAAAGGCAATGGAAATGGGCTTATTTGAAATCAAGAAAACGACCATTCAGAAGCCCAACGGCGACACCCTTATATCCAACACGACCAAAGTAACGGGCAAAGGTCAAGTGTATTTCGTGAATAGGTTTTTGCACAACAATCAAAAGAACTTGCAGCCATGAGGATATACATATCAGGAAAGATAAGCGGCTTGCCTTATAAGGAAGCCGAACAAAGGTTTGAAGATGCGGAAGCCTTATTGACGGAACTTGGCTTTGAAGTGATAAACCCTTTGAAGAATGGTCTTGCAGCCCATGAAGAATGGATAAAGCACTTATGCAAGGACATTGAATTGTTGCATTCGTGTGATGCAATCTACATGATGGATAATTGGACTACTTCAACCGGGGCTTCAATTGAATATGATATTGCCATTCGCACGGGCAAGGACATTTGGTTTGAATCAAATGTTGTCAGGGAAAACAAAGAGGTATTGCGCATTCAAAACGCAATCCATGAAGTAACCGGGATGCGTTTCAACCAATATATCACCAAGTCGCGCAAGCGTGATGGGGTGTTTGCCCGGATGATATTCGTGTACCATTGCCGCAAGCGCAAAATGAAGTTGATACAGATTGCGAAATATGTTCACCGTGACCATTCTTCGATGCTTCATTTATTGAAGAAATACGATGATGATTTCAAGTACAACCCGCAATTCCGTGAAATGGCAACAAGAGTAAATAACATATTGAATAAAACAAATGAAAGCGCATAAATTCGATTACCGTTGGACTTTGAAAGATGCCCGTTTTACCAAAGACAAAGGGGCGGTCTTTTCATGTTTCGCTTGTGGGGGGGCAGTTCTATGGGTTACAAACTTGCCGGGTTCGATGTAATCGGGTGCAATGAGATAGACCACCGTATGATGTACGCATATTGTCAGAACCACAACCCCAAGTTCCCTTTCCTTGAACCGATACAGACGTTCAAGGATAGAACGGACTTGCCGCCCGAATTGTACAATCTTGATGTGCTGGACGGGTCGCCCCCTTGTTCCACGTTTTCGGTCGCCGGAAGTCGTGAAGAAGCATGGGGCAAGATGAAACACTTTCGAGAGGGTCAGGCGGCACAAGTGTTAGACACCTTGTTTTTCGACTTCATAGACCTTGCAAAGAAGCTGCAACCGAAAGTCATTGTCGCCGAAAATGTCAAAGGCTTGTTGCTTGGTGAAGCCAAGGACTATGTAAGGCGGATATATGAGGGCTTCGAGGATGCCGGGTATTATTGCCAACATTGGTTGCTTGATGCTCAAAAGATGGGTGTTCCGCAAAGGCGTGAACGGGTATTCTTTGTCTGTTTGCGGAAAGACCTTGCCGCCCCTTTCTTGGTGATGCAAGACCTTTTCAACGAAGTTCCGAAATTAGACCTTGACTTTAACGAGCCGCCAATAATGTTCGGTGAAGTCGCCGACTATTCAGGGCGTGAAATCAATTCAAAGGTGATGCGTCTATTGTGGGATAATCGGCAAGATGGTGACACAAACCAAGGCGATGCAAACGAAAGATTGTTTGGCAAAGGGTCGAATTTCAATCAGGCTTATGCGTACCCGGACAGGATATGCCCGACACTTGCAAGCAAGGAATCGTGCTTGATTCATTTTGTGCAACCAAAGTTTCTTGCCAAAAGTGAAGTGTGTTGCATTTCATCCTTTCCGCAAGACTACAATTTCGGTGGTCAGTCACCCCATTATGTGTGTGGAATGTCCGTGCCACCCGTAATGATGGCGCAAGTGGCAAGCCGGATATGGGAACAATGGTTATCGAAAATTTAAGAATTTGTGTATTACTATAAAACAAGACAACATGAATCCCGAACAATTCTTTTACAAAGTAAAGGATATGCGTGATGCCCAAAAGGAGTATTTCAAATATCGCACAAAGTCGGCATTGGAGAAGTCCAAAAGGCTTGAAGCTGAAATCGACAATGAGATTAAGCGAGTAATTCAAATCAAGTCAGAGAAACAACAATTGGATTTGTTTAATAAATAACACATACTAAAATGAAACTATTATTTTTTGACCTTGAAACGACCGGGGTAAATCCCGGCAAGAATGGAATCCATCAAATATCGGGTGAAATCGTGATTGATGGTGTTTCCAAAGAACAATTCGACTTTCACGTTCAACCAAACCCAAGGGCGATAATCGAAGATGAAGCCTTGAAAGTTGCAGGGGTAACACGTGAACAAGTGTTGGCATACCCGCCAATGCAACAGGTGTATTCGGAATTTGTCGCGATGCTTGGCAAGTACGTTGATAAGTACAATAAGAAAGATAAGTTCTTCTTGGTCGGTTATAACAATGCGGCTTTCGACAATCAGTTTTTGCGCGGTTTTTTCTTGCAGAACGGCGACAATTACTTTGGGTCTTGGTTCTGGTCGAACACCATTGATGTGATGGTGCTTGCGTCCGCATACCTTGCGACACGCCGCCCCGACATGGAGAATTTCAAGTTATCAACGGTCGCCAAAACGCTTGGCGTTGATGTCGAAAGTGAATCATTGCACAATGCCTTGTATGACATAAACTTGACAAAGGCGGTGTTTGATATTGTAACTAACAAACAATGAAGAATATAGAACTATTCAACGACCATTTCCAAAACTTCAAAGTTTATGGAATCCCCAAGGCGCAACTAATCATTGCCGACCCGCCATATAACTTGGGCGTGAATGCTTATGCAAGCAATCCGGCATGGTATGTTGATGGGGATAACAAAAACGGAGAATCGGAAAAGGCGGGAAAAGAGTTTTTCGACACGGATAAGGATTTTCGCCCGGCTGAATTTATGCACTTTTGTTCGCAAATGCTTATAAAAGAGCCTAAACAGCCGGGGAAAGCCCCTTGCATGATAGTTTTTTGTGAGTTTGAACAACAATTCAAATACATAGAACTTGGCAAGCGATATGGATTTAACCATTATATCAATCTTGTGTTCCGAAAGAACTTTTCCGCGCAAGTTCTGAAAGCGAACATGAAAATCGTTGGCAATTGCGAATATGGGGTGTTGTTGTACCGTGACAAATTACCCAAATTCAATAATGATGGCAGGATGGTTTTTAATTGCTTTGATTGGATAAGGGATAACGAAACACCCAAAGTGCATCCGACCCAAAAGCCCGTCCCATTGCTTGAACGGTTGATTCGCATATTCACAGACCCCGGCGATGTGGTTATTGACCCTTGCGCCGGAAGTGGAACAACATTGTTGGCGGCGGCAAACCTACAAAGAAAGGGTTATGGATTTGAAATCAAGAAAGACTTTTACAAGGCGGCAAAAGAACAAGTCTTGTCGCATTTCACGCCAAAATTGTTTTGACCGGGTATTATTAACATATAAAACTTCAAGAAATGACTTACAACGATTTGACCGAAAAAGTGCATTCCAATGCCGTAAAACACGGCTTTTGGGATGAAAGAAGAAGCAACGAACATTGTTTGATGCTTGTGATTACCGAAATCGCCGAAATGGTGGAAGCTGACCGCAAGGGCGACAAAGCAGGGGTCGGCGCAAAGCTGATTATGAAACAGGACATGGATAAAGGCGAAACATTCGATGATGTGTTTGAATCATACATTAAGAACACCGTTGAAGATGAAATGGCGGATGTCGCCATTCGCCTTTTCGACCTTGCCGGGGCATTGGGTATTGACTTCGAGAAAATGAAGCCTTGCCGATATTACCGGGCATTCGACAAGTTCAGCTTTACCGAAAACGCATTTGCCTTGTGCAAGGGTCTTTCCCGTGACGTGATAGGCATTGAAAAGCGCATTCAATTCGGCATTGCGTATGTCAATGAATGGGCAAAGTCTTTGGATATAGACTTGTGGTGGCACATTATGCAAAAGATGCGCTACAACGAAAGCCGCCCAATCCGGCATAACAAAGCGTATTGATAAGCAAATGCAATGCACTTGCATAACAAAAGGAATGTATTTGTATAACTTAAAACAAACGTATATGTTTCAATGTGAAGTAATTGGCAATATCGGGAATGATGCCGAAATCAAGGATTTCAGCGGCAAAAAGTATGTGTCATTCAATGTCGCCCATTCCGAAAGGAAAAAGGATGCCCAAGGGGTTGTGACAGAATCAACGGTGTGGGTGTCCGTCCTTTGGTATGGTGATGGCGGCGGGCTTACGCAATACTTGAAAAAGGGATGCAAAGTGTTTGTCCGGGGGCGTTTGTCCTTAAAGACCTATCAAGACAAGCACGGCAACACCCAAATCGCCGTCAATGTCAATGCGAATGAAGTAACCTTGTGCGGTCTGAAAGGTGAATCCAACAGCCAACAGCAAGGCGCAACAGCAGCACAACCCCAACCATCCGACAATGCGAATGATGATTTGCCATTTTAATTGCGTGTGACATGAGGTGCAAATATGACAATATCATTGCCATTGACCCCGACAAGGACAAATCGGGTGTGGCATTCCTCAAACCGACAACACGGCAGTTGGAAGTGTCGAATTTGACCTTTCCGCGCTTGATGGATTATTTGCAATTCTGCAAAAGAACAAGTCTTGAAAAGCAAGAAACGGTCATTGTCGTTGTTGAAGCCGGGTGGATGGTCAAGAAAAGCAATTTCCATGAAGCGCAAGGACACCGGGCGGAAAAAATCGCAAAGGATGTCGGCGCGAACCATGAAACGGGGCGCAAGATAATCGAGATGTGCAAGCATTACGGGATTGAAGTCTTGGCACACGCCCCGTTGGTCAAGTGCTGGAAAGGGAAAGACCGAAAGATTACGCATGAAGAATTGGCTTCATTCACGGGATTGACCGGGCGAACCAACCAAGACGGGCGCGATGCCGCTTTGCTTGCATGGGTGTTTTCGGGCTTGCCTATCAGGGTGAAAGTTGAATAACTTATGCTTAACTTTTTTTCTAAAAGGGTGTGTCATTGTGATACACCCTTTATTTTTGCAATTGCATTGCAAACTAAATTCAAAAGCAGATGAAACCAATTGATTTTCCGCAATCCACAAAGGTATTGCAAAAACCGTCCACCATGTCGGACAAGGAATGTTCTTCTTTGCACGTTTGGAGTGACGGCAAACAATGTGTTTCTTGTTGGAAGCCGACTTTCAAGGAACGCATGAACATCTTGTTCGGCGGCAAAGTGTGGCTTGGCGTTTATTCAGGCAAAACGCAACCGCCCGTCTTTGTGTCGGGTGAAATGGTGTTCAATAAACAGCCCCTAAAAGCCCGAATTTCGGCTTTTCTTGCGGAAGCAAAGGAAAGTATCGTTGAAGCATGGGAAAGTCTTGCAGAAGCCGCCAAACAACCCGACAAACGGAAACATTTGTATGTAGGCATTGCCATTGCGCTTGTCATTGGCATTTTGTTCGGTGCTTTGGTCGGCTTTATTGCCGGATGTCTTGCCGGAGCGGTCAAGGAATGGTGGGATTCCAAAGGACATGGCACGGTTGAATTGATGGACTTTATCTTCACGGTGATTGGGGCAATGTGCGGTGCTTTAATCGCTTGGGGTGTTTGTTCCGCACTTCAAATCCCTTGTGTGTTGTTATGGCTACTAAAATAATCGAAGCAAGCATTGACACCCTTATTCCCGACAACAAGAATTTCAATAAGGGTACGGAGTTCGGCGAACACCTGATGGATAAGTCATTGCGTGAATTTGGGCTTGGTCGGTCAATCCTTATCGACAAGAACAACCGCATTATCGCCGGAAACAAGACCGCCGAAAAAGCCGCCGACATTGGCTTTGACAATGTTATCATTGTCGAAACTGACGGCAATTCCCTTGTGGCGGTCAAGCGCAAGGATATTGACCTTGATTCGGCAAAAGGGCGTGAACTTGCCCTTGCAGACAATGCGACAAGTAAAGCGAACCTTTCCTTTGACACGGACTTGATAATGCAAGAAGCTGAAAAGTTCGACTTTGACCCGGAAGAATGGGGCGTTGCATTGGATGCCCAAGAGGAAAACGAAGATGAAGAAGAAAGCCCCGGCAAAAAGGTGATTGATACAAGGTTGATTGTTGAATGCGGCGATGTGACCAAGTTGTCTTTGTTATTCAATGAGTTACAAGAAAGGGGCTTTAAGTGTGAATTGAAAGAATAAAGTAACGAAAGTGACAAAAATGGACTAAAAAAGGCGTAACATGGCGAAATACGGTAAGAAAATAGTTGAAAAGATTGTCGGGCTTGTCAAGTCGGATACGTTCACCATTGCCGAAATATGCCGCCAAGTGGGTATCACCCCGAAAACTTACCATCAATGGATGGATGATTACCCCGACTTTGCCGATGCAATCGAGCAAGCAAAGGATGAAAGAATGCAATTCTTTGTTCAAGAAGCCAAGAAATCATTGTTGAAGAAGATACAGGGTTACGATGTGACCGAAACAAAGGTTGTCACCATTCCAAGCAAGGTGAAAGATGAAAAGGGCAACCCAAAGCCAATAATCAAGGAACAAACGACCACCAAGAAGCACATTCAGGCAGACACGGCGGCAATCATATTCACATTGACGAATGGCGACCCGGAACATTGGAGAAACAGACAGACAACCGAGGTTACAGGCAAAGACGGAAAGGATTTGTTTGCGGGCAAGTCGGATGAAGAATTGGATAATGAAATTGCGGAATTGCAAAGGAAGTTAGAATAATGGCGCAAAGGGCTGACAAGATACGGTATTGTAAGGCATTGAAAGAACGGCTTATTCGTGAAAGCCGTTCCGATTTGTTGCGTTTTACCCTTGCCACCATGCCCACATTCCGCCCGGCGGACTTTCACCGCCGATATTACAAGGTTCTGACAGACTTTGCGCAAGGCAAAATCCGCAAATTGATGGTGTTCATGCCGCCCCAACATGGCAAATCCGAGGGTTCAACAAGGCGTTTGCCCGCTTTTCTTTTGGGCAATGACCCTGAAAAGCGGTTGGCGATTGTGTCCTACAATGCCCCCAAAGCAAGAAAATTCAACCGTGAAATCCAAAGGATAATCGACACCCCCGAATATCACGAGATATTCCCGGAAACCAACCTTAATGCCGCCAATGTGACCACGATTGCCGGGTCTTGGTTGCGCAATGCGGATGAATGCGAGATTGTAGGACACCGGGGCAGCTTCAAGACGGTTGGTGTCGGTGGTGCTTTGACGGGTGAACCCGTTGATATTCTTATCATGGATGATATTTACAAGGATGCAAAGACGGCATGGTCGCCCATTGTCCGTGAAAGTGTGTCGGATTGGTACGATACGGTGGCGGAAACCCGACTTCACAATGAATCCCAACAATTGATTGTCTTTACACGATGGCATGAAGATGATTTGGCGGGTACGTTGTTACGGCAACAAGGCGTATATGACCCCAAAGACAATCCCGATGGGTGGGTTGTTGTCGTTTACAAGGCTATCAAAGAGGGCAAGCCGACAGAGTATGACCCACGGAAAGAGGGTGAAGCACTTTGGGAAGAAAGACACAGCTTAAAGAAGCTGCAAGCGATACGCAAACGCAATCCCCAAGTGTTTGAATCCTTGTATCAACAAGACCCCCAACCCCGTGCCGGACTTATGTACGAAAGCGGCTTTGTTGAATACACCATTCGCCCGGCGACAAAGTATGTCAAGCGGAAATGTTATGTCGATACGGCGGACACGGGCGCAGATTATTTGTGCGCCATTGTCTATGATGAAACGGATGTTGCCAATTATGTTGTGGATGTACTTTACACGACACGCCCGGTTGAGTACACAGAACCCGCACTTGCAAAGATGCTGACCAAACACGGCGTTGCCTTGTGCATTGTCGAAGCGAACAACGGCGGTCGCCTTTTCAAGAACAATGTTGAAAAGCAATGCCGACTTATGGGCAACGGCAAAACGGCATTCACGGCATTTCACCAAACCGAAAACAAAGATACGAGGATATACCAACATTCGGCAATGGTGCAGAACCTTACATTCATGCCGCAAGGCTGGAAAACCTTATTCCCTGAATTTGCCAAGGCGATATGCGGCTATTTGAAAGCCGGGCAAAATGAACATGATGATGCCCCGGACGCATTGACGGGAACAATCGAAAAAAGAGCAAACCACCGCAAATCGGATGTAGCGGGGCTTTTTGGATATTAAAGTGTTTCACTATAAAACAATAAAGATATGCCAATTGACGAAATTTTCAAGAAAGCAACGGCAAATGATGTGATTTCGGAATTGAAGTCTTGCCGTTTCATTCCACAACCTGATGTGGAGAGTGCAGAAAAGGCACTTAACCCCAAGTTGCATGATATTAACGACCCGGTTATTCGCAAGGATAAACGGGTAAAGATTGATGCCGACGATGAAGCGGAATCGGCGCAAAAGATTATCACGGTGGATGGCGAAAGTACCAATTACAGAACGGAAAAGGTTGCAAGAATCGCCCTTGCCATTCAAAGGTTGATAATCAACCGTGCCGTGTCTTTCTGTTTCGGCAATCCCATCAACTATAATGCAACCCCGACCAATGACAACGAAGCGGCGATTGTCTTTGCCTTGAACCGCATATTGTATGATGTCAAAAGCACTTCTTTGAACCGCAAAATCGGTCGTTCCATTTTCGGTTACAAGGAATGTGCGGAGTATTGGTACACGGTTGATAAGCCCAATTCCAAATATGGCTTCAAGTCGAAACACAAGTTGCGTTGTGCCTTGTTTTCGCCCGCTTATGGCGATACCCTTTACCCCTATTTTGACGAAACGGGCGACATGGTAGCCTTTTCACGGTCATTCAGTCGAAAGGATGCCGGGGAAAATGCCGTTGATTATTTTGAAACATTCACAGACAAAGAACATTGGTTGTGGATTAATGGGGAAAATGGCTATGAAGCCGCACCGGGCTATCCAAAGCCTATCACGATAGGCAAAATCCCCGTGATTTACGGACACCAACCCAAGTTTGAAACGGAAGATGTGGATAAACTGATTGACCGTTTGGAAACCTTGTTGTCAAACTTTGCCGATACAAACGACTATCACGCAAGCCCCAAGATATTCACAACGGGCATAATCAAAGGATGGGCAAAGAAAGGCGAAAGCGGTGCAGTCATTGAGGGTGAAGATGGTGCAACCATGCAATATGTGTCTTGGCAGTCAGCCCCGGAAGCCGTCAAGTTGGAGATTGAAACCCTTTTGAAGATGATTTATACAATCACTCAAACGCCGGATATTTCGTTTGATTCGGTCAAGGGGCTTGGGGCTATAAGCGGCATTGCATTGAAGTTGCTTTTCATGGATGCCCATCTAAAAGTTCAGGACAAACGGGAAATCTTCGATGATTATTTGCAACGCCGTGTGAATGTCATTCTTGCCTATATCGGCAAGATGAACAACGCATTGGAAACGGATTGTGAAACAATTGCCATTGAACCCGAAATTGTGCCGTATATGCTTACAAGTGAGATTGACGAATTGAACTATTGGCTTACGGCTAATGGCAACAAGCCCGTCATATCGCAAGAAGAATCAGTCGAGAAAGCCGGACTTTCAAGCAATGTCGAATTGACAATGCAGAAGTTGAAAGACCAAGCGACAACCGAAAATTCTTTCATAATCGGTGAACCACAACTTGAAATGGATGCGTGATGAAAAGGAAAGTCATTGAAACGCCAAAATATCAATGCCGGGATTGTGCGCATTCATGTGATTGGCACGAAAAGAATTGGAAAGGTGAATTGTTCATGTGCAAATGCCCTTTCCACAAAGAGGGGAAATATAGCAAATTCTTGTCAGACCCTCAATGCGAACACTTCAAATTAAGGGGCAATGGCTAAAAGGCAGAAAGTAAAGCGATTTTCGGTGCAGACATTCGATGCCGCACATTACAGGCAAACGGAGCAATACACGCAAGCCGTTGATGCTTTGTTTGACAAGGCGACCGCCGAAATAGCAAGGGCGGCGGCAAAGGGCAAATATGACCCCGACAAGCCGTTTTCTTTCGATGATTACCCAAGTGTCAAGGCGGTTATGCAAAGTGTCACCAAGCAACTTGCAAGCCGCATTACAACGGTCATTGAAACGGGGTCAAAGAAGCAATGGTTGTTTGCTTGCGGCAAGAATGATGGCTTCATTTCCTCAATACTTGATACATCCAAGTTGAGCAAGGCACAATTGAAAAAGATGCAAGACCAAAATTTGGATGCCTTGAAAACCTTTCAGGGGCGCAAGGTTGAGGGAATGAATCTTTCACAACGTGTTTGGAAGTATGTTGGGCAATACCGTGAACAACTTGAAGCCGCACTTGATGCCGGGTTGGGTGAGGGTCGAAGTGCGGCACAACTTTCACGGGATGTCCGGCAGAACCTGAAAGACCCCAACCGATTGTTCCGGCGTGTCCGTGACAAACGGGGCAACCTTGTGTTGTCGAAAGCGGCAAAGGCATTTCACCCCGGACGGGGCGTTTACAGGTCAAGCGCAAAGAATGCCGCCCGGCTTACACGGTCTGAAATCAATATGGCATACCGTGAAAGCGATTATTTGCGTTGGCAAAGCCTTGATTTTGTCGTGGGGTTTGAGGTCAAAAGGTCAAACCATGAACCTTTGTGCAAGTGTGACATTTGCGAGAAGCTGAAAGGGCGTTATCCAAAGCATTTCAAGTTCAAGGGCTGGCACCCGCAATGTATGTGTTACGCCGTGCCAATCCTGATGGATGAAGAAACCTTTGATGAAAATGAGTTGGGCGACCTCAAAGCGGCATTGCGTGGCACTCAATACAAGCGTTTGGAAGCAAAGAATGTCGTTGTCGATGTGCCGGACGGCTTCAAAGAGTGGGTCAAGGAGCATGAAGAAGCGCAAGCAAATTGGAGTTCCACACCTTATTTCATCAAAGACAACTTCACGGACGGCAAGTTGTCCAAGGGGTTGAACTTTGAAACCAAGAAGCAAATTGACCCGGTACAACAGCAGCTTAACGCCCTTATGCCACAAATCACCCAAGCAAGGATGTTGGCAAGCAAGTGGGGCTTGACCGTTCAATTGCAAATGCTTGACAAGTATGTTGCCGAAAAGGATATTGTAAGAATACCCAACCGAATTGCGACCATTCAACAGAAAGCGGCAGAAATGCAGATGGCGGATAATGACATTCGTGCAAAATGTAGTGAATGGGGCTTGAATACATACATTCTTGATGATGCAATGAAAACGCCCGATTCAAAGAACATCTTGGCGGCGATGGCGGAATTGGAAACCCGTGTTTTCAATGCTCAAAAAGAATACAATCAATTCATTGCGGATGCGACAAAAGCCATTCAAGATGCCCGGAAGTACAAGATTGATATTTCCGATATGCTGCAATTGGTCGCCGATATAACAGGCGACAAGCGAGAATGGATTTTGTCAAAGGCTTCATGCAAAAAAGCATTACAAGACTTGTTGGATAAAATTGCGAGCGCAAAAGGCACAACACCAACGTCAAAGCAAATGCCTGATGAATTAAGGGCGAAATCAACGTATTTGGAGGGCGAAGATTACACCTTTGATAAGGATTTCTTTGATTTGATAGACCCCAACAGACCTATTCGGCTTGAAATTCTTAATTCGGATAGCGGTTCTTATTCTTCGTACTTGGGTGATTTGGTGCATATAGCCGGAACGAAACGTGGCAAGGCAAGTCCATGGGAACGCAAGGCGGTAATTTATCACGAATATGGGCATTGTATTGATGCACAACGTGACTTATGGAAAGATGCTAAATTAACCGCAATGCGCAACAAACAGATAAAAATGTTGAAGAAGAAAAAAGAATACGTTATCACGGAACGCAAATGGAATCATGAACACGGTGGTTGGTATTATGAGCGTGTCAAAAAGGAAATGTCAATGGTTGAATATGTCGATAAACGCTTGGAACAATTGATTGAAAAGGTATTCAATATGAAAGACGAAACCTTTACAAAGCGAGGAATCACCAAAATGGACGTAATAGAACAAATTGGCAGCACCCGTGACACCATAAAATCACTTGTCGTCAAATACGGTTATGGGCATTCAACCGCATATTTCAGGAAAGAACGAATGAAAGAAACGGAATACTTGGCACACGCCTTTGAAAATGCTTTTATTGGCAACCGTGTGTTCCAAAAGTATTTGCCCGATATATACAATGAAATGATTGCATACGTTAAGACATTAAAGCCGATTAAATAAGATAATTTTGTAACAATCAAAACATTAGAGATATGAGCATTGATATTAAAAGATTAAAAGGAATGGATTTATTCTATTACCTGACAAGCGATGAAAACCCGGATGAAGAACTTTCGGAAATGGCTTCACTTTTGTTCAGCAGTAACCCGGACAAAGAAGAATCATTGAAAGTGCTTGAAGATGTTGTGAAGAATGGCAAAACATTGGTCGCAATTTATCCCGGATTTGGAGAAACACCAACAAAGGACATGGAATTGATATGCAGCATTCCCGATGGTGCTTTGTATGTAAAATGAAAGGGATGGGGCAAGCAAGCCCCACCCCTTTTATTTTGGCGGTTTGCGGTTCGTTTTCTTTCGGTGTATTACACCCCGATAGATAATGCACTTGTCATTGCGATATGGCTTGTTCTCGGTAATTCCGAAAGCCCATAACCGTGATTTTGATACGCCCAATTCAATAGGCGTAAACTTATCGAATATGGCGGTGATAGACCCGAAATAATGATGGTCGTTGTCGCCAAAACAAACGTGATATATTGAATTTCCGTTCATTATTCATTTAATATCGTTTTAAGTTCATCAATAGCCAAACCAAATTTTTTTATGCGCTTTTTCCAATACCACCTTGTAATGAAAGATGCTTGTTCGTATTTATGAACAAGACGTTCCATTTCACTAATAACAGCCGATGCGATAGTGGCACGGATAGCAGACGAAAAACATTTGGCGGCTTGTTCGCTTGCCTTGTTTAATTCAACAAATGCGTTTATAATATCATTTGCAATTTCGTTTGACAATCGTTCAATTTCTTTTGTTTCATTATTATCTGAATGTTCCATGTCACTTCACGTTAAAATCAAACCATTCACGGGGTGAATTGACCGCCGCTTTCTTGACTTGCCGATAAAAGGCTTTATTCAGCTTGCGCAACCTTGCCAAGTATTCGTGCGGATGCCAACGGAAGTTGGGCATTACTTCATTGTTTGCGCCGTAAATGCCGCCTTGTTTCGGCTCAAAATGGGCAAAGGCAACCAAATGCCCATCCTTGACGAAAACAACGTCTTTGACGGCTTTATTTTTCAATGTAAATGCCTTGCATCCGTTGTAATACTCAACAATCTTGCGTTGTTGTTCCATTGCAGCTTTGATGTTTTCCGCTTTCTTGCGCCGGAACGCCAACATATTTTGGGCGACCTTGTGCCGATATTCTGCAACATTGATGGGGGCTTTCCCGGTTGCCATGTCATAAGGTAACAACCCGACCGCAAACATCCGTACCGCACGGGCGAAATTCTCTTTGTCAATGACCTTTTCGTGAAGTTCTTTCACAAAATCCACCGTCAAGCCATATTTGCTTGCGAGTGCTTCAAAATTTATCTTTTCCATTTTGATTATATTGATGTTAATCTATTACTTTGGGTATTGTTTCATAATCTTTGGGGGTCGCTGGTGCAATGTCAATCCATCCAATCCCGATGTATTGTTTGACCATTCCGTTAAGAATTACTTTATAATCCGCCTTAACAACACATTCAGGCGGATTTACAGACATTTTTACTTTGTTGAGTTCAGAAAGTTTTATTGTTATCATAATTAAAAAGATTTTGTTGATTACGTTTGTTAGAAAGCCAATCGGCGGCATTTTCATTTGAAATCCACCATTCAAAGACTTGTTCGGGTGAATCGAAGTTTGAATAATTCCCGGTTTGCGCCATTAGTTCACGTATCGCCCTTATATAAACCTTTTCGGCAAAGCGTGGGAACAATTCAAGTTCTTTTCTTTTCTCTTTGACGGAAGCCATTGGGCAAAACAAACATCCGATGCGATGAAACCCCATGTCGTACAAATCACAATACGGCATATTGTTCCCCTTGATGAAATCCCAAATGTCTTTGTCTGACCATTCAAATATGGGCGAAATAACCACTTTGTCTTTTCCATTTACGCAATAGATTTTCGTTTTGGTATCTGTTTCAAAAAGTTGTTCGCCGCCCTTGATTGTATGCAATTGTCCGTCATGTATTTCATAACCGATACGTTGCCCCAATACTTCTACATTGTGCCGTTTTGCCCGGCGGCTTGATTCGGCTTTGCGGATGCCCAAGCAAGTACACGTACCCCCCCCCCGCTTGTTCTTTTAGGAACGCACAACAAAACCTTGCTTGTCGTGTCGGCAACATTTTCTTCTTCAAAATTAGTTGGCGCATATTCAGTTTGGGCAAGTTCAAACGGACTTGCGGATAATTGGTGCGTACAAACTTCATCAAATTGGGAGAATCAACGGTTGTGACTTGCATTTCCGCATGATGCTTGACACCTGACATTTCGACAAGGGCAAGCAATACTTGTGAATCCTTGCCGCCGGAAAAGGCGACATGGAAGCCATTTTCATTCATCCGCAATGCGAGTTTTTCAGCATTACGGATGAATTTTATTGCCTTTCGTTCAAGTTCAATCAAACGATTATTCATTGGTTGTGTATTATAGTAAAACACTTAAAATCAAAACAAAGCCCATCTTGTTTCAAAAGAACACCGTTCAATTTCATTGTGCCTGACGCATTCGCCACACTCTATGAGTTTGGGAATGTATGCTTTGGGAATAATGACCCCAAAGCCTTTGCCCTTTTCGGGATAGACACTAATACATGAGCCACACCCCTTGATATACCCTATCTTGAAGTAATCACTTGAACCATTCCATCCATCATAATACGAAAGGACTTTGCCGATAAGTGCTTGTTTTATTTCCTTGATTAACATTGTTGCAGGATTTAGAGTTGGTAAATGTTGATAGTGGTGTTATCATCTTCAAAAGAAAGTGTGTAAGTGGGTTTGATGCCCGTTCTATCCATAAAAGGCATTAAGGAATCCGGGGTTACATACACATACACAAATTGCCCTTGAAGTGCGAAAGATTCTTTTGTGCCGAAATAGTCTTGTGTGTCGGCAATGTCTTGGCAAAGCCCCCATGTTGAATTGTCGATGCCCTCACGATTGATTGCATCAAACAGATTGAAAATTGATTGTTCCATTGTTGCGTAATTTTTAATGTTGCATTGTGTTTTATAGTAACACACCGCAAAAGTAATGATTATATTTAATAAAACAAGCGTTTAACCCCAATAAAATGCACTTGCAATGCAAAATGTGGATAAATCAAGGATAAGTCAATATATGTTTTAAGGTGTATTATAGTAAAACACATTACTTTTACGCATGATTTGTGAACTTATAAAAAGATTATCGGAATGAAAGAAAGAATTTTAGCATTACTGATTGCAAAGTTTTCAGGCGTGCGAAAGGACGGTTTGACAGCATTGGCACGTTCACTTGCGTTACAATGCGCAACCGAAGATGAAGCGAAAGCCCTTGTGGATAAACTCACCGATGCGCAAGTGGGCGAATTTGTCAAGGAGTATCGCGCCGATGTGGATAAGGAAGTGTCCGACAGCAACAAAACCTTTGAAACGAACTTGAAAAAGAAGTATGACTTCGTGGATAAGGGCAAAAAGGTTGAACCCGGCGACCCAAAGCCCGACCCGAACGACATTTCGGAAGTGGTGAAAGCAGCCGTTGCGGAAGCCGTCAAGCCGTTTCAAGAAAAGTTGTCAGGCTATGAGCGTGACAACATTGCAAAGTCAAGGCTTCAATCATTGAACGAAAAGTTGGCGAATTGCAAGGATGAGAATTTCAAGAACCAAACCTTGAAAGACTTTGCCCGCATGAAGTTCGACACGGACGATGACTTCAACGAATACTTGGCGGAAAAGGAAAAGGACATTGCCACGGCAAATCAAAACAAGGCTGATATTGATTTGAGCAATTCCGGCGGAAGCCCGCTATTCGCCCAAAAGGAAGAAAGCGGTATTTCAAAAGGCGTTGCCGATTTCATTGACAGCCAAAAGCCCGAAAACAACGTGTTCACGGGCAAAGATGTTTAACACCTAATTCATCAAAACAATGGGATTGAGAATTGACCGTAAAAAGGACAACCGTGTTGTGAAGTGTATTCTTCACCGTGTTGCAGATATACCCGGTGGCGTTACCGTCAAGGTCGCAAACTTGGGTGGCACGGGGTTGTTCGAGGGAACACCCCTTGGCGTTGGTTCTGATGGATTGTTTGAAGTCTGCAAGACCGCACAGATATTGACGGAAGCGATTGCAACCGCAACCACGTATGAGGTTGCCAAAGGACACCACTTCAAAGTTGGTGACAGGTTCGCAACCGATGCTTGCAATGGTCAGCAGATAACGGCAATTGACAAGTCAGACCCGGCAAAGGATGTTATCACCGTTGGAACGACCCTTGGTGAGGTCGTCAAGGCTGGAACTTGTGCGTTTGAATCGAGCGGAGCAAACAAGACATTGAAAGTGACCCCGGTTGCAATAGCCGGGTCGAATGAAGATGTCAAGGATGGCGACAACTTGTTTGTAAGTGCATGGGTTATCGGCGTTGTGCGAGAAGCAACCGCACCCATAGTAAATGCCGCTATCAAGACGGCATTAAAGACAATCGCTTATGTGTAACCCCTAAAAGCAAACCGATATGCAAAAATCATTGATGGTTGGGTTGAATGAAAAGGACATGGAAGCCGTAATCCGCACTTACGACCTCAAAGATTACTATTATCCAACCCTTTTCCCACTCAAAGAAACAAATACTTTGACGTGGAAGATGCTTGAAGCGCAATCCGGCTTGAAGATTGCCGCCGACCTTGTGTCAAGGGGTGCGACAATTTCACGCAAGACCCGTGAAGCGATTTCACGCATTCAGGGCGATATACCAAAAATCGCCATATCACGAGAGAAGAACGAAGATGAATTGACCGAATACGACATAATGGTCGCAATGTCGAGCAGCAACCCCGATTTGCGTGCCCTTGTCGAGTTTTGGGCGGAAGATACCAAGTATTGTTGGGATGGCGTTGCAGCCCGTGCGGAATGGATTGCATTGCGCCAAATTTCGCTTGGAAAGGTCAAGTTCACCAATTCCAACAATGCGGCGGTCGTTACCGAATATGACGTTGATTATCTGATTCCGGCGGAACAGAAGATTGGCGTTGAAACGGCATACACGAGCGGCACAGGTGCAAAACCGCTTACCAAGGATATTCCAAAGGCGATGAAACTTGGCAAGAAGTTGTTTGGCGCAACGTACAAGTTCGCATTTATGAATGTTGATACCTTTGAAAAATTCGCTTCACAGGAAGAAGTTTGGAAGAAGTGTTCATCCTACATTCAGAATGCAACAGGAACGCAGGATGCGCCCGATTTGGCGACCGTGAACGCATATCTTGCCAAGAAGAAAGAACTTTACCGTGGCTTGCAGATAATCGTGATTGACCAAGAAATCACAATTGAACTTGCCGATGGTTCACGCATTACTTCAAATCCGTTTGAAGATGATGTGGTTCTTTTCTCTGAAAGCAAGGTTCTTGGAAACACCTATTGGAAGAAGCCGATTGACGCAAAGAAGTTGCCCGGAAGCGTTGCCGAAAAGGTAATGCACGGTCATACGCTGGTCAAGAAGTATTCCAATGAATCGCCCGTTCAGGAAGTCACGGAGGGAATCGCCAACTTGTTCCCGGCTTGGAATCTTTCAGGTCGAAGCGTGTTGATGCAGACCAATGCGACAACTTGGAATAAGAACTAACATTCGCCGTTGGGGTGCATAACACACCCTAACGGCTTTGCAAGACAAAAAGGAGTATGACAAACAAGGAGTATTTGACCAAAGCATTGAACGGACTTAACCTTTCGGAAGATGATATTGACATTATCGTTCTTAAAGGTGGTCTTGAAGCGGAAGCCGATGTGGATGTAAGGGCGTGTGACACGGCGGTTTATAACCGTATGTCCGTAATCCTTAAAGGAATGACCCAAAACGTATCGGAGGGCGGATATTCTATATCATGGAATATGGATGCCGTCAAACTCTTTTATGCCGCCTTGTGCAATGAGTTGGGCAAAGAAAATGTGCTTGTCGCACGCCCCAAGATTCGCAACCGTTCAAACATTTGGTAATATGGCATTCGTGAAACAATATCCGCATTTCCTATTTATCGAAGAAGCCGGGGAATCCATACAGGATGCAAACGGCAATTGGACGGAATGTGAAGTGTCGCGCAAGTTCATTTCGATGTGCCGTGAAGAATCGGACGGCAAAGGCACGGAATTTCAGGTTGCCGGGGGTGAATACCAAAAGGCAACATCTGTTATCCAATGCCCCAAAACTTGCCCAATGGTTGCCAAAGGTGCGAAAGTGATAATTGCAAACGACAAGGGTTGTTCGGACATAAGGATTGCCGGAATATGCTTGAATTTCGACCCGTCACAACTTCATTCAAGGCTATGGCTATAAAGGCAAACTTTACAAAAGAAGATGTCAAGAAAAGGTTTGATGCTTTCCTTGATATGGTCGAGCAAAAGCAAATCGCAAGGCTGCAAAGGCTTGGCGAAATGTGCTTGACGGAAGCAAGGAACAACAAAGGTTACATGATGCAAACGGGGGCATTGACTTCATCCACCGGGTATCAAGTTTTTGTTGATGGTGTCGCCATTCATAGCCAATTTGATGCGGCGAGCGGTGCGGAAAGCGAAGCGGCGGCAAGGGGCATAAAGTCTGGTCAGACAATCGCCGAAAAGGTCGGAAAGGAAACAAAGGGTGTTGCCCTTGTTGTGGTCGCCGGAATGAATTATGCCGCTTACGTGGAAGCAAAGGGTTACAATGTCCTATCAAGTGCCGAACATCTTGCAGAGCGGGAATTGCCCCGAATGCTTGAAAAACTGATTACGAACATTAAACGTGCAGCCGAATAATGAAATCTACATTTGACACGGACGGAATCTTGTTTTCATTGCTCAATGGCAAAACATCCATTAAGGGTGGTTGCTATGTGCGTGATGAACGCCCGGAAAATTCAGTTGATGAAGATATTGTCGTGAACACCGTTGATTTGGGGCAAGACAGCTTGCCGCAAATTGGCACGTCAAACATCAATATCTATACGCCGGACACCACCAAGAAGATAAAAGGGAAAATGCAGGTTTCAGAAAACGGCACACGTTTGAAAGCCTTGACGGATGAAGTCTTGGCGATTGTGAGAAGTGCGAACATCAAAGGGTTGAAGATGCGACCCGGCACAATGTCAATCATGTATGAGCCGAACACCAAACAACACTTTGCTAACATTCGCATTGATTGGAACATTCAAATTGATTAAAAGTTATGGCAGAAAGAACATCTTTGATAACCCTTGGTCTTTGCCAAATCAAGGTTGGAACGGCAGCACCCAATGGAACAATGCCGTCCGAGTTAAACAAAATCGGCAAGACTTACAAGAACACTTGTAAGATTGCACAGGCAACGGCGGATGTGACGGAACATTTCGAGGAGGGCATGGCAGCCCCGGAAGTGCGCAAGAAGTCACGCAAAATCCCGACCCTGACATTCTCAATCATGGATGCCAACGTGCAAGATTTGATTGATTATGTCGGTGGTACAAATGTGGGCGATTCAAGCAACCCCAAGTGGGGTTATGATGGCAATGAAGTTGTCGCAAACAAGGCAATTTTCGTTGAATCTGAACAGGGGTTGGACTTTGAGATTCCCAACGGTGACATTGAAGCGGTCATAAATGCGGATATGTCGGCGGCAGGAATTTTCCTTGTGGACTTCACCGTTACCCCGATGGCGGTTACAGCCGGAAAAGCCATTCGTGGCGTACCGAAAGCCAAGGAGTAATTCGGGGTGCATTGATTGTTTAATACAAAAACCCGAAGCCCCCGGAGTGTGACAACTTACGGGGGCTTCTTTCTTTCAGAGATTATGAATGACGAAAAGAAGAAACTTGAACAAGAACGAAACGAGTTGAACACCCTTATCAACAAGGGCGTGACATTCGAGGTGAAAGATACCGAATTTGAGGTTGAAAAAAGGTTTTTCGGTCTGATAAGGCGATATAAGCCCAAGGAGGTGACACGCACATTCAGAATCGAAGAAATGACCCTTGCCACCCTTGACCGCATAACATCCGAATTGGTGGAAATAGCCATTGATGAAAATGAAATGAAGTCGGCGGACACGGACAGCATGAAGATGGCAAGGACACTTGCCCACAAGCATTCTTTGCGGTGCGCAAGAATAATTGCCATTGCGGTGCTTGGCGAAGATAGGTTGGTTGCGAAACCCGGCAAGGGTGGTATAAGATGGATTGAGGACACGAAGAAACTTGATGAATTGACTTCTTTGTTCGCCCGTAAAATCAAACCGTCAATCCTATACAAGTTATATGTACTTGTCAATACGATGGGCAATCTTGGGGATTTTATGAACTCTATTCGATTGATTTCAACAGAAAGAACCACGATGCCGATTCGGATAGAGGAAAACAACGAGGGTTAAACAGTCCGCACGGTCGCCGGGGTGCAATATGTGAGCATTTCGGATGGACTTACGACTACTTGTTACACGGCATTCCGTGGTCGGTTGTTCAAAGGATGATGATTGATGCACCGGGCTATGATTTGGATGATGGCAAGGAAACGGAAATTCAATTGTCAGAGGACAACAGCGAACAAATTATGAACTACATTAACAGCATGATGTAATATGGCAGAAATAGACGGTGGGTCATTATCTTTCAAATCCATTTTAGACAATGGTCAGCTTAATGCGGCTATTGACGAAACATTGCGGCGTGTGCAAGGCTTTTCGGATGCCGTTGCCGGAAGTGGCGATGTGATGGATAAGACCACACAAGAAATGGTCGAGTGTATCGAGATTCAACGCAAGGTGATTCAGGATTTGGAAAATTCATACAATGACCTGACCGCCAAAATAAACGCAATTGAACCGGGCGATGCACAAAATCAACTTATCGAACAAGCCAATTCGGTAAAACAAGAATTGGATGCCGAAAAGCAAGGTCTTGTCGATTTGATGAACGAATTGAACAATTTGCAAAGGACAACGAGCGGTGCGGCTTCAAGCCTTGACCAAATACGTGTGACACTTGGGCAAATTGGTGCGGCGTGTGAGGAACACGAACAAGCGATTGCAAAGTTGAGTGCCGAATATGACCGTGTTAGTCATGCGGCAAGCGATGCTTTCATGTCCGGGCGTGATGATGATTACCGTGCCTTACAAGACCGTGCGGATGCAATCAAAGGTGAAGTAACGGTTCGCAAGCAGCTTTTGAACGAATTGCGCAACCAATCAAACGCATTGGAAGATGAAGCGCAAAAGATAGAAAAAGCGGCACAGGAAGCCGAAAATGCGGCACAATCCCACGTGTCTTTCCGTACCCGCTTGCGTGAAGTGCGTGAAGAATTGATGCAATTGGAACTTGCGGGCGACACAAGTTCCGAAAGATACAAGCAACTTCAAGCACAAATGGGCGAATTGTCGGAAGCGATGGATGCAGTCACCACCCAACAAAATATGTTGAAGCGAGGTGAAAGGATGTGGGATGGCTTGTTGTCGGGGCTTTCGGGCGTTTCAGGCGCATTTTCGGCGGCACAAGGTGCGGTTGCCTTGTTTAGCGGCGAAAACGAGAATCTGCAAAAGATAATGCTTAAAGTGCAGTCCTTAATGGCGGTCACAATCGGACTTAAAGAAGTGCAACTTGCCCTTGATAAAGATGAAGCATTCCAACTTGTAACCATCAACGGGTTGAAAGAATGGTGGAACAAATTATTGGCGGTCGGCAGGGGTGAACAAGTTGCATCAACGGCGGCGACCGTTGCAGATACCACCGCAACCATTGCGGACACGGCGGCAACAGCCGCCAATACAGCCGCACAACAAGCAAATACGGCGGCACAAACCGGGAACACGGTTGCCCAAGGAGCAAACACGGTCGCAACCGGAGCGCAAACCACAGCGGCGGTCGCTGGTACGGCTGCAAATATAGGTCTTGCCGGGGCTTTCCGTATGGTCGGGGCGGCTATTAAGTCAATCCCGGTGTTCGGATGGATTGCAGCCGCATTGTCGGTTTTGGTTGGCGTAATTGTTCACTTTGTCAGCAAGGCGAATGAGGGCAAGAAAGCGGCACAGGAATTTTATAAATCCCTTGCCGAAAATGCTTATAAGCCTATTGCCACAATTGAAGATTTGTCCTTGAAGTGGAATGCCCTTGGCGATGATTTGGACGCAAAAAAGAAGTTTATCGAGGAAAACAAAACGGCTTTTGACGAATTGGGTGTTTCCATCAATGGCGTAACGGATGCGGAAAACTTGCTTATCAACAATAAGCAAGCCTTTATCAATGCACAAATTGAAAAGGCAAAAGCCTTGGTCTATCTGCAACAAGCGCAAGAAAAGGTGAAAACCTTGTTGGAGCAGGAACAAGCATACAATGCCATGCCGGACACCGTGACAAAGAATGTGCCTTATGGTGAAGCGGCTAATGGCGCAATCTTATTCAAACAAATAGAGGTCGCCAATGAAGCCAAAGCGGAAGCAAAAACACAACTTGACGCATTGAGGGCTGAAATAACCAAAGGATTTGAAAATGCCGCCACCGCTGAATCTAATGGTTTTAATATGCTAAAACAAGCCGGGATTGATGCAACCAAGACTTATGCGGATGGTACTTTGGGGGCAATCGAACAAGCCATTCAGGTAAAGCAAGAAGCCTTAAAAAATCTGACAAGCAATGCAGAATACAAAACCGCCATGCAGGAAATCGAAAAGCTGCAAAAGCAAGCCGATGCGATAACTGGGCGAAAGACAACAACCACAAGCAACAAAAACACCAACACACAAGACCCATTCATTGAGAAACTGAATAAATATAGGTCAGAATATCAAAGGTTTCAAAAATGGGTTAATTCAGGTGATGAAGTGCTTGTCCGTTCTGCAAACCAAGAGTTTTCCAAATTGCTTGCAGAGGGGGCGACATACATTGATTACTTGAAGAATCAACGTGACCAAATTTTGGCGGTCGATGTGGCGAACCGTTCAAAAGAACAAAACAAGCAATTGCGCCAACTCAATGATGCCATTGCAGAGGAAACACGGACAACCGTATTGGAAGCATTCAACGAAGAATTGAATGCCCAATTGACCAATGCACGAACCGTCCTTGATATGCTCAATATCATTGAGCAGAAACGCAAGGAATTGTCCGGCGATGGAACGGAACTTGACAATGCTAAGGCGGAAGCCCTCAATGAAGCGGAAGAAAACGCCCAAGACCAATTAAGGCAGGAAACGGAATCTTTGCTTGAAGAATATGCTTCTTATGTCGAGCAAAAACGCCGTCTTGAACAACAATTCAATGATGATGTCGCCTTGATGATGCGTGAACGTGAAAAGGCGACAACGGATGCGCAACGTGCGGAAATTGACAATGCCATTCAAAACAGGACAAACCAATACAATAAGGATGTCCGAAACATTGGCGGTGTCGATTATGATGCGATGCTTGCCGAATATGGCACGTTTGAGGAACGCAAGCAAGCAATCATTGATGATTATGACGAAAAGCGGCGTGCGGCACAGGAAGCCGGGAACACGGAAATGGTCGAAGCGATAGACCGTGCGCAAGCACAGGCACTTTCAAAATTCGCCCTTGACGAATTGCAAGCACACCCGGATTGGGAATTGATGTTTGGCGACCTTGACGAAATAAGTACCAAGAAACTTCAAGAATTGATTGATAAAATCAACAATCTTGATGGGGCTTACCTTGGTATCGAGTTTGACCCGAAAGACCTTGAAACCTTGAAAAACAAAATCGAGGACATGAAGAATGAAATACAGGAACGAAACCCGTTCAAGTCATTGATTTCTTCAATCAAGGAATTTGGCAAGGCGGCGGATGATGAAAGCAAGAAAAAAGCCTTGACCAATATGTTTGAGAGCGCAAGCGGGGCAATTGAACTTGTCGGCGGTGCATTCGATGCGGTAACGTCCGGGCTTGAAAAAATGGGTGTCACGATGGATGAGCAAACGCAAGCCATTATCGGTGACATTGGCGGCATATTGGATGGAGCGGGTCAGGTTGCAAGCGGTATCGCAACGGGCAACCCTTTGTCTATCATTCAAGGTTCAATCGGTTTGCTTTCATCCGCATTTGACTTGTTCAACAGCCGTGACAGAAAGGCGGAAAAGTCAATCAAGCGACACCAAGAAGCAATCGACAAGCTGAAAGCGTCTTATGAACAACTTGAATGGGCGGTTGATAAGGCTTTGGGTGCGGAAGTGTACAACAACCAAATGGGCTTGATTCACAACATGGAACAACAACAAGCCCATTTGCGTGGCATGATTAGCGATGAACAATCAAAGAAGAAAACCGACAATGGGAAAATCCAAGATTACCAAAACCAAATAGCGGAACTTGACCGACAAATTCAAGATATGTATGACGAAATCGCCAATGACATATTGCAGACCAACGCAAAGGATTTTGCATCAACATTGGCGGATTCCCTTACGGAAGCATTCAAGGCTGGTGAAGATGCGGCGAATGCCTTTGAACAAACGGTTAATGAAGTCTTGCAAAATGCCATTGTGAACCAATTGAAAAAGAAGTTTCTTGAAAACCAATTGCAAAGCGCATTGGATAGCCTTTACACCGATATGGGGTATTGGTCGGGTGATAACTTCATTTTTGATGGTCTGACGGATGCCGAGATTGCAGATTTCAAAGCCAAAGTTCAAGCGGCGGCAAACAACTACAATCAAGCATTGGATGTTTACAAGGATTTGTTCAAAGACTTGGAAATTGACGATGATTCGGAAGATTCATTGACGGGTGCGGTCAAAGGAGTGACGGAAGAAACCGCCGACATTATAGCCGGGCAAATGAACGCAATCCGAATAAACCAAATGGAAGCAACACAAGTCTTGCGGCAATCGCTGCAAGCCTTGAACACCATTGCGAACAATACGGCTTACAATCGGTTGCTTCAAGATATTCTTTCGGCGGTCAGAGAAATGCAACGCCCAAGTGGTGATTCTTTGAGGTCGCAAGGTTTGTCATAATCGAATGTGTTTCACTATAAAACAAAACGATATGGATTTAGCGAAAGAACTTGCAAGGCAAGCAAAGAAAAAAGGCATTTGCAAACCGTGGTACAATGAATTGAAGTCATTGAACGGTGACAATATAAATGCGATGGCGCAAATGTATTTGAAAGGCATTGATTTTTGCCTTGCCAATGATTACCCCGACAACGGCTTCATTAGAACGCATTTCAAGGGCAAAATGGAACAATACGGGGTTTTCCTTGACGATGATATAAAAATCGAAAATAAGCCCAAATGCGTGTGTCTTGGGGCAACTTGTGGGCGTGTCGAAATAACCGGGTTCAACGTGTGCGAGATATACGCCAAGCACAATGTCAAATTGAATGTCATTGCAAAAGACAATGCCTTTGTGGTCATTGATGTATTTGATGATGCCGTTGTTAATGTTTGCGCAAGCGACCGGGCGAAAGTGTGCGTAAATCATTATGTCGGCAATGGTCAGGTAATCAAATGCGCAATGGATGATGCAACTATAAAAGTCATAGAGAAACATAAAAAAACTTATTGATATGGATGCGAACAACATAATTCTTCAAATGCCATTTGATGAAAGTGACGGTTCTTTGGTGGCGTATGATTATAGCCAAAACCGTGCAGACGGGGCGGTTAATGGGGCGCATTTCGTCACAGGTAAAAACGGCAATGCAATTTCTTTTGCCGGGTCAGACACTTGCGAGGTGTCAAAATCGGTGTTCCCTAACATGACAATCGACTTTACGATGATGATGTGGGTTCAAAACCGTGAAGCCGAATTGGGTTCACCTCAAAAGTTGATATGGGTACTTAACTTTTCCGGGCTGAAAAACTATGTTGAAGTACCCATTGAAGCCAAACCCGGTTCGTGGTTTTCGCTTGCTTTGACAAAAAAGTCGGGTGTGTTCAATTTTTACGTCAATTCCTCACTTGTCAAGACCGTGAACAATTCCGGCACATTGCTTGGCGTGTCCTTGAATCAAGACTATTACGGCGGTTCATGGGGCTTTGGTTTGTTGGATGATGTGAAGTTTTACAACCTTGCCTTGACACAAGCCGAACTTATCAATGAAATGTCAAGCAGCAAGCAACAAGGGTATTTGCTTGACGGCGTAAATTTCAAAGAATATGGCGTATATGTGTCCGGGTCGGACGGCGTGTTGAACCGCCCGAAATTAAAGACCCCGGCTTCTTTGTCTTGGGATAATTATCACGGTGAAAGTGTTGATTTGATGCACAAGTTCTATGAGCCACGTGATATAACCTTGTCATGCTTTGTCAAGGCAGATTCAAAGATGGATTTTATCCGAAAGGTATCTTCTTTCCAACAACAGCTTGACAAGACAGGAACAAACCGCCTTACAATTGACATTCACCCGGTAAAGCCATTGATTTATGAAGTGTATTGCAAAGACGCAATCGAAATCACAAAAGAATGGAATAATGAATTGATGGTTGGCACGTTCAAATTGAAGTTGGTTGAGCCTGAACCCGTGAAGCGTGTATTGAAGCATATCCGGGTGGGTGAATCAACAAAGACTTGCACCGTCAAATTGACCTCAAACAAATATGTGAACATCTATTGGGGTGATGGAAGTGTTGATTATGACATTTGCGGCGATGAAGTGGAAATAACCCATGACTATGCCGTGAATGGTGACTATTTCCCGGTAATAACCGGCTGCATTGATGAAATATCATTGTTTGAAACAAATGCCATTGTCGTATGGGAAAAAATTTAACCAACATATTTATAACGAAAGCAAATGGAAGCCGTGTGCCGATAGCCAACAGGCGCACGGCAACCGACATTTCATCCGCAAAGCAGAATTGGGCATTGAATGCGGAAGATACCGTTTCCATAACCGTTGTGTCGCCATTTCCGCAAACATACGGCATTGGCGATAAGATAACCATATTCGGGCGTGACTACAAATTGAACCGATTGCCAAAGGTCAAGAAAACAGGTATGCACGAATTTCAATATGACTTGGAATTTGAGGGCATACAATATGACCTTTTCCGGGTGACATACGATGTGACCATTGACACGACCACAAATGAATTGCAGGATGTGCAGGGCGACACCCTTACGGGCGACTTGCACCGTTTTATGACCGTCCTTGTTGCAAACGCAAACCGTGTCTTTCCGGGTAAATGGGTGCTTGGCGTATGCCCCGAAACGGCAGGCGACAAGACATTGACATTTGGAGAATCGGACAATTGCTTGTCCGTGTTGCAAAATCTTTGCGGTGAATCCAATTTCAATGTTGAATTTGAGATTGAGCAATCAAATGGGGTCTATACAATCAACCTTTATGAAAAGGTCGGTCAGACCTTGCCATATACATTCCAATATGGCAGGGGGCGTGGTTTGTATGAACTGACAAGGGAAAATGTATCGTCTGCAAACATTGTCACCCGGCTAAAAGTGTATGGCAGCACGGAAAACATTACTTCAAAATACCGTGCCGACCGCCTTTGCTTGCCGGGTAAGACCAAGGGGCAATCCTATATCGAGAAAGCCGAAATGGTGGCGAAATACGGTATTTTCGAGGGGCGCAAGAATTTTGATGATATTAAGCCGTCCTTTACGGGTACGGTGGAATCCATTGTGTCCGGCAACGTGCTGCAATTCATAGATAATGATTTCCCTTTCAACCTCAATGAAAAGGAAGCGGACGGGGTGACAACAAAGTATATGATTGCAGATGTGAAACCCAAAATCCACTTCAACACGGGCAATCTTGCCGGGTATGAATTTGAAGTACACAGTTACGACCATGCAACGCATACATTCACATTGATAAAGCAAACGGATGACCGGGGTAACGTGTTTCCGTCTGAAACGTCTTTGGCTTATCAAATCGGTGTCGGCAATGAATACAAGATTCTTGACATTGCTTATCCGCAAAGTATCGAGCAAGCGGCGGAAGAAGAATTGGAAGAAACGGGCAACAAGTATTATGACCAAAATTGCCAACCAAAGGTGCAATATGGGTTGAGTGTCACAAAGGCATGGTTGCAAAACCTTGTCGGAAGCGATGAAACGGTGACAAACGTGTTCCGACCGGGCGATTACTTGCACATTGTGGATAAAGACATTGACGTTGATAAATCCGTGCGCATACAATCACTTGAAAGGAACATCCTTGACCCATACGAATACACCCTTACCATATCGGACACTGTTAAAACAAGTGTGACAAACCGGGTGATTTCCGACCTTATAGACATTGACAAAGTTATCACCATAAACAACTTGAAAGACCCGGTGCGGGCGCGGGCAAATTGGCGTACAAGCCGCGAATTGTTGAACATGGTGTTCGACCCTGACGGCGATTATTACAGCGACAAGATAAAGCCCTTGTCGATTGACACATTGGCATTGTCGGTCGGGGCAAAGTCAATGCAATTCGGATTGACAAATACGGTCTTTCAACCCAATTACGGGGGCAATTCAAATGTCATGAAATGGCAAGGCGGTGTCTTGACCCATTACACCATCAATGAAGAAACGGCGGTGTCTTGGGTCATGGCTGACGGTTCAATAACCTTGTCAAAGAATCAAGCATATTTCCTATATGCGAAATGTGCCAAGAATGGTGATGCCGGAAGATTCATCTTTTCGACTTCACAAATTAAGGTTGAACAGGATGCCAATTATTATCATTTCCTTATCGGCACAATATCGAGCATTGACCCGGAATTGAAAGTGCGGTCTTTGTCCTTGACTTATGGTTTTTCAATGATAAACGGTCGTTTCATCAAGACCGGGCGCATTGAATCGGCGGACGGCACGACATATTTTGACCTTGACAATTCGGAAATCGGCGGTCGTATTGTGTTCAATTCCAATGGTCAGGAAAAGACCCTTGAAGAATTGGGCAATGAAGCACTTGAAAGCAAGAATTTCATCAACAACACCTTGCCGGGCTTGCTTGCTGAAATACAAGCGCAACTTGACGGGCAAATTGAACAATTCTTTGAAACATACAACCCGACATTGAGCAATGCCCCGGCGAATGAATGGACAACGACCCAATTAAAGGACAATCACTTGGGCGATTTGTTCTACAACACGGCAACGGGCGCGGTGTTCCGTTTTGTCAAGGAAAATGGAACTTACAAATGGTCGCAACTTTCAGATGCGGAAGTCGCACAAGCCATTGCCCTTGCGCAAGATGCGCTTAATCTTGCAAAGGATAAGAACCGCATATTCACGACAACCCCTTACACGCCTTATGAAGTCGGCGATTTATGGGTTCAAGGCACAACCGGGGATATTATGCGTTGCATAAGGGCAAGAGCATCCGGCAATTATTCTTCAAGCGATTGGCAAAAGGCAAGTAAGTACACCGATAACACGGCATTGAACAACTTTATCAACGGCACTTATTCGGATGATATTGCGGACTTGACTTCACAGATTGACGGCAAGATTGAAACGTGGTTTCAGACAACCGACCCGGCGGCAAGTTGGACTACAACGGCGATTAAAAAGAAGCACGTTGGCGATATGTGGTACAATTCAAGCGCACACAAGTTAAGGAGATATTCAAGTTCTTATTCTTGGGTAAACATTGATGACCAAAAGGCACTTGACGCATACAGCCTTGCAAGCCAAGCAAAGGACACAGCGGACGGCAAACGGCGTGTGTTCGTTTCAACCCCTTATCCACCTTATGACATAGGCGATTTGTGGGTCAATGGAACGGACTTGAAGCGGTGTGCCGTGAAGCGAACAAGCGGTTCATATATCGCAACGGATTGGGTCAAGGCGGTGTCATACGACAATACAAAGACGGTCATTGATGGCGGTTTGGTAACATCCGGCACAATACAGGTCGCCGGAAGTACATCAACCATCCTTGCGGGCATGACCGGGCAAGGCACGGCGGCAAGTTCCGTGCGCTTTTGGGCTGGTACTTCATTTGAAAACCGTGCTTATGCCCCTTACAGGGTCATGCAAGACGGTTCGGTTGTCATGGAAAAAGCAACCGTCAAGGGTGAAGCATACATCAACAAAGGCACAATTACCAATGCGGATTTGAACAACGTAATCATAAAAGGGAGCATTGCCAACGCATTTCGGAATGGTTACTTTGCCCTTGGCGGTTCGGCAGGGGGCGAAATAACGGTGTCCACATTGGGATTGCAAAACAACAATAATGTTGTCATTACGGGAACAAGCAGCGATTGGAATACGGCGTTCCAAATACCGTTCACTATGGAATATAGCGGTTTCCGTGCAATCATTATGAATGATTACTTCAATGGGCAAACACCCGTTGGGCAAATCGTAAGCAATAAAGCACCAAGCGGAAAGTATTTTTATGAGAATGGCAGAACGTACAACACATTAACGATTTTGCCTTATGAAGCGGTCGAAATGATAGGACTTGGGGATGATTCCAAATTTTATGGGTGGATTATCTTGCGCCGTTTTTACACAAAGGCAACCAATATGCGTGGATTGCCATTTAAGGTGTCTTATATGGGGATGGTCAATCAATCGGGCGGATTGATTAAGTTGCACCGCTATGACACGGCAACGGTCACGACTTCGAGGATTGGCACAGGGCATTACAGGATTCGGATAAATCCGGGCTTTTCAAGCGTGAACAATTACTTGGTATTCCTTACTTGTGATGCGACAAGCCAAGGTTCGGTCGGCAGATATGCGGGCGTTTATGCCAAGAATGCGTCTTATTTTGACGTTTATACGGGTGACGATTCGAGTGCCAATGATTCGGCATTTTCATTTATGATTGTGAACACAACAGACTTTACCGGGTAAGAAGTTGTGCTTGTGTTATCCACAATGTTTTATAGTAAAACAATAAGAAGTTAAATTTGCAAACAAAACTTTTTGATTATGAGTGAAACAAGGAGCGGCGAAACGGTGTCCGCACAAATCGGAAAGATGGGAGCAATCGACAATCTTAACAATGCTGATTTCAGCTTGCCGGATGGTCAATGCTTCAACATCAAAAATGACGGCACGCAACCCGTGAAATTATCGGTGCAGCTTGCCGGAATGGATGATGGGGATTTTATCGAAACACAGTTTGATTGTGGGTGGAATCCCGAAATAATAAAGACGGTGAAACAAACTTCATTGTCAGGTACTAACTTAAAATGGGGTTATTGATATGGGCTTGATTATTGGGGTCGGCAGCACAAAGCCGACATTCGCTTATGATTATTATTACGGCATTGAATGGGATGCCACGGTGTCAAATCCACACCCGACAAGAATTGGCAAGATGGAACTTCACCAATCCTTGCCGCTGCAAAGTCTTATCCGGCGTTGTATCTTGAAAGACAACGGCGAAGTGAATTATTATCTTCACGCCAATGATTCAACGAAGCGTGACACCGGGGCGGCGGCAAACCTTACCGGGGCGGATGGGCAATACATGGATGAATTGCCCGATATGTATGTCCGCTTTGAAACGGACGGCGACAAAAGTCGGCATTTGCAGTCCGCCGAACCTTTGCCGGGCTTCAAACTTTGGCGCAAAGACTATGTTTCGGCGGTGGAAGCGACCGTTCAGCGTTCAACACAAACATTGTGTGCGGTTGTGAACAAAGATGCGGATTACAGGGGTGGCAACAATGATGCAAACCGTGATGGAACATACCGTTCGCAACTTGGCGTTCCGGCAACGCAAATTTCCTTGACTAATTTCCGCACATACGCAAGGAAGCGTGGAACGACCGAATGGAATTGCAACTTGTACCAAACACACAAAAAATTGTGGTGGCTTTTTGCCGTTGAGTATTGCACATTCAATTCGCAAGAAGCGTTCAATGCCGAATTGACGGAAGATGGCTATCACCAAGGCGGCTTGGGGTCAGGCGTTACGACCCTTAACGGCACAAAGTGGTCAAACTTCAACGGCTATTATCCGTTTGTTCCTTGCGGCACAACAAACAGCCTTGGCAACAAGACCGGGTATGTTGAATTTACCATGCCATTTGAATATGACGCAAGCGGTGAAGCCAACTACAAGGGTGAATATAGTGCCGCAACCGCATACACCACCGGGCAATATGTTTCGCAAGGTGATTTGCTATACACTTGCAAAGCAAATGCAGCGGCAGGAACGGCATTGACAAACACAACCTATTTCACGCCCGTGACACGCACGGTTGTGCAAGTGCCGTCTTACCGTGGTGTAGAAAATCCGTTTGGGCATATATGGAAGTGGACGGATGGTTGCAAATGTCTTATTCAGAGTGAAGCCGATGGCGGACTTTCTGAATTTTACGTTTGTGACGACCCGGCGGCATTCACAAGTTCCGGCACAACCAACTATGAATTGCGTGGCAACTTGCCGAGAAAAGAGGGGTATGTGAAGAAGATGATTCTTGGTGAAGATGGCGAAATCATGCCGCTTGAAGTCGGTGCGGGTTCGACCACATATTTTTGTGATTACTTCTATACCAACATTCCGGCAAGTGGAGTTTCGGAACGTGGCGTTTTGTTCGGCGGTCTTGCGAATAATGGTGCGAATGCGGGGTTCGTGTATGCGAATTCGGCTAACGCGGCTACGGGTACGACTGCGATTGTCGGTTCTCGGCTTTGCTTTTACCCGCAAATCGAAGCGGCTTAAATCGTCAAATCGAGTGGCAAATATGATTTTGGAATTTGGATGAAAAATAAAACAAAGGTTGTCCGATGTCGTGGCGTTTTGTTCAGCGGTAATGCGAATAATGGTGCGAATGCAGGGTTCGTGTATGCGAATACGAATAACACGGCTACGAATACGAATGCGAATATCGGTTCTCAGCTATGCTTGTAAAAATATAGTTGCATATCGGAAACCTTGCCACAAAAGCAATCCGACCGGGGTTGCATGAGTTGGGCAAAAGCCCAACGGCAAAAAACAAATTAGGTAAAACGGTTTTGGTAGGGGCAACCCGAAGAATCCTAATATACAAGCAAACTTGAAGTGAAAGGACAATGAAAAGAATTGGTAACTTGTTTGACCGGGTAATCAGCATTGAAAACTTGCAGCTTGCCGACCAAAAGGCAAGGAAAGGCAAGTTGCGTTCTTATGGTGTGCAGATGCACGACAAGAACCGCGATGCCAATATCATTGCCTTGCATGAGAGTTTGAAAAACGGAACATTCAAAACATCCAAATATCATATTTTCACCATATACGAGCCGAAAGAAAGGCAGATTTACCGATTGCCATATTATCCCGACCGTATCTTGCACCATGCCATTATGAATGTCCTTGAACCGATATGGGTTTCCATCTTCAACAAGAACACTTATTCTTGCATCAAGAATCGGGGAATCCATAAATGTGCAAAGGATGTCAAGCAAGCATTGAAGCAAGACCCGGACGGAACACGCTATTGCCTGAAAATTGACATAAAGAAGTTTTATCCGTCAATCCACCATGATGTCTTGAAAGGCATTGTCAGGCGGAAAATAAAAGATAGTCGCCTATTGGCTTTGCTTGACGAAATCATTGATTCGGTCAATGATGAAAAGGGTGTGCCAATAGGCAATTATTTAAGTCAGTATTTTGCAAACCTTGTCTTGGCTTATTTTGACCATTGGTTGAAAGAAACCAAGCGTGTGAAGTATTATTGGCGGTATGCCGATGATATAGTCATTCTTGCACCCAACAAGGAAGTATTGCATGAATTGTTACACGAAATCCAGGCTTACCTGAAAGGGTTGAAGTTGCGTGTAAAACGCAATTACCAAGTCTTTCCCGTTGATTCAAGGGGAATCGACTTCTTGGGGTATGTCTTTTACCATACGCATACATTGTTGCGGAAATCCATCAAGCAGAAACTTTGCCGCCGGGTGGCAAAATTGAACAAGCGCAAGATTGTTCCAAGCAAAGAGGATTACAAGCAACAAATATGCAGTTGGTGGGGATGGTGCAAGTATTGTGATTCGCTCAATTTAATGAACAAACTTTCAAAAACATTTCCGTATGAAATTAAATTTAATCGTGCCTAATGCGCACTATGACATGGCGCACGGAAAACCCGCCGTCTTGGAGTATGACAATGACGGTTCTTGGCTTTACCGCCTGAATATAGAACCCGAAATGGGCATTCCAGAGGGTCAAGAAGAAGAAACCCAAATCGGGTGGAAGTGCTATGAGGTGCGCGGCTACAACAAAGCCACGAAAGAGAATGTTAAAAGGGTCGTAATCCGTTCAGTCATTGACGAAACGGCAGAATTTGACCTTGTTAATTCCTACAACAAACACGTTCTTGGCGTTGCCGTGAACGAAAGCGCGGTTGAGGAATACAAGGAGTATTTGCAGTTTACGGAAGATTTGGATGCGGTCTTGGTAGAAGATTTGTCGAACTAAACATTAAAAGACGATGGCAAAGTTTTGTGAACTTGGCGTTGAATCGGATGTTGTCATTGGCAAGGGCATTGACATGGAAGATTTGTTCGGTCGCCGGATTCTGATTGAAAAGGTCATTATCCAGCCAACGAAGTTTCCGGGCAAAAATTCATCCGGGTTGAGAATGCAAATGCAAGTTGTCCTTGCGACATTCAATGAAGAAGCAGACAAGGACGGTGACTTTTATACGAAGAATCCCGACGGCACACCCGTTGGGGAAAGGCGGTCTTGTTTTACCGGGTCGGACATACTTATTGGGGCTATTCAGAAAGCCGAAACCAATTTGCCGTCAATGAACGCAAGCCGTGCGGAAAAAGGGTTGCCGCCCATTCGTTTATACCCAATTGACACAACTATTGTCAAAGTCGGCAAATGCTTTCAATTCACTTGATATGGAACAGCAGATGGATAAAGGCATTGGGTGGCTTCAAAAGTTGCTCAATTTGCAAAAAAAGTACGGGTTCTTTTCGATAGTCAAGGGGTTATTCCTTGTGCTATTGGGCGGATATGTCGTTTTCTTTGCCCTCAATCCAAAGTATTTGCTTGAACGCATTACGAAGATACAGACAGAGGAACACAACAATTTGATTGAAACCCGTTTGAGGTCAGACACGGAAATCAACAACATCTTGTCAAAATTGCTTTCAACGGCGGATGCCGACCGCGCATGGCTTATCGAATTGCACAACGGAAGTAAGAATCTTGGAACGGGCTTGCCTTTCTTGTATGGTTCAATGCGGATGGAAGAAGTGCGTGACAGCATCTTTCATGTAGATGATGAGTATTCGGATTTCAATTTGTCGAAGTACAAACTTATTGTCAAGACATTGCGTGACGGATTCTTTTATGGCAATCTTGAAGATGTGCGGCTTGTTGATGAACGGCTTTACTACAAGTTTAAGGCAAACAATGTCAATGAAATAGCATTGATTGTCCTTTATGACTGCAAAGAAACGCCCATTGGGTTATTGGGCTTGTCCTATTGCAACGGCAAATTGATGCAACGGCAATTGGTGGGCAAGGAAATACGCAAGGGCGGCTTACAAATAGCAACTCAATTATCGGTAAAAGATGGCAAAGATTGATGTTTTATTGCCCTTTATCCTTAAATGGGAGGGCGGTTTTGCGAATGACCCGGCAGATGCAGGGGGCGCAACCAACAAAGGCGTGACAATAGCCACATGGCGCAATGTGGGATATGACAAAGACGGTGACGGCGATATTGACGTTCAGGATTTGAAGTTGCTTTCAAATGCGGATGTCCGCGACCGTGTTTTGAAACCCCATTTTTGGGATAGGTGGAAAGCCGACCAAATCCAATCACAAAAGGTTGCCAATATCCTTGTCGATTGGGTATGGGGGTCAGGCAAGCACGGCATTGTCATTCCTCAAAGGTTGCTTGGCGTTGTAGATGATGGCATTGTCGGTGACAAGACCTTATCGGCGGTGAACTTTGCCGACCCCGACCAACTTTTTGACGCTATCTTCAAAGCCCGCGTTAAGTTTTTCAACGACATAACGGAATCGAGCGTTAAGAAGTACGAAAAGAAGATTGGTCGAAAGGCAACAGAAGCTGAATTGATGAAGTACACCAACAAAAGGTTCTTGAAAGGATGGCTTAACAGATTAAACGACATTAAAACGATATGACATGAAGAAGATTATTGCATTGGTTTGGGTGTTTGCTTTGCTTGTGTCTTGTGGTACTGCAAGGAAAATCCAACAGACCAAACAGGAAGTCCGAATTGACAGCACGGCAATAGCGAAAGAAGCGAATGCCAAGACGGACAAGTTCGTTGATACGACCCGGACACAACATGGGAAAGTGACCATTACCGAAATTGAGTTTTACCCGCCGTCGCCTGACATTGCGGTTGATACAACCGGGGCGGCGGATAGTTCCAAGCCCGAAAAGGCTTCAAGACCTTTGCGCAACAATCCGGCAAACGTGAATTTGCAGGATGTCGGGAACATCAAAGGCGCGGTAAAGTCAATCAAACAAACGGTTATTGAATCCGATGTTGAAGAAAAAGGCGAAAGCAAGGAATCGAGCGAAAACAAGGAAACCGAAAGTGCCGCCAATGTCGGAAGAAACGAAACGAATGTTCAGCAAAGCCAAGAACCGACCCCAGACCCTTACCGATGGCGATACATCTTTTACATATCATTGATTGCCGTTGCGGTCTTGCTTTACTTGAAAAGAACGCCAATAATCAATTGGATAAAGAAGATTCTTGCGGGTATAAGGAAGATTTTATAAATTCTTCACTACCTTTGCACAACATTGTTGCGAATCCCTCAAAGTTGCATTGGGGGAACAATGCGCCCCGGCTTATGGTCGGGGCTTTTTCGTGTACAATCGTGTACATGGGTGTACACGACTTTCAAGCACAAAAAAACGCCCCAAGCATTGATATTTGGGGCGTTTCGTGTACATTTTCGTGTACAAGTTTTGCAAATCCTTGATTTTCAAGGTTTATTGCGGAGAGA